CTGGGGAGATTTGCCGGCCGCTACCGCCAAATCCCGAGCTGCCAAGGCAATAGCCTGCAACTTACTAGGATCCAGGCCATGACTGGCGAATTGACTTACCGCCTCATAGGCGTCGCTGGAGGAAATCCTGAGCTTTTTCAGGTCCACGACAAAAGAGTCGATTACCCCGGCGGTATAGCCGAAGTTCTGACCCACGGCATAAGCCGCCAGTTTAAGGGTTTGCAGTTTGGACCCGACGCTGACCACATCCTCAGTCAGACTTTTGAGTTCGCCTATCAGGGCGCTAACGCCCAGGATTCCCACGGTGAAGGTTAAAGCGGTCTTAATCTTGGCAGACAGGTCGCTACTGAAAGACTTAAAAGCAGTGAGCTCATTGCGGCCATCTTGAAGTCCCTTCTTCAAGTCGGCTACATCAACCACTAATTTAGATATCAGGGTTCCAAGGGCTTCATTGTCAGCCATGGTCAATCCTTTTTGGGTTTCGTGGGTAGGCCGCTAAAAAACGCTATGGCGTCCGGGGAGAGTTTTGACCGCTTGGGCTTGGGCTCTTGCAGCCGTTCTCTCCCAGGATCGTCCATTGCCTTGAACCAGTCGTTCAAGATGTTCCCCTTACCGCCGCCGATGGTTACGTCTATGGCATTCGTGACCGCGACTGTCAGCCCCAATACCTCGGCCTTGATCTCGTCCCGCCGGTTTTCCATGGCTGCCCGGTAGAGATTTGCTACCAAGTCCATAGGGTATTCATGCAGCAGGGCCTTGAGGCTGTGGCCGCGGTTGGATAGCACCTCAAGTGCCCGGGTAAAGTTTAAGCCGCCCTGACCATCGACTTGAACTGACCCATGATCAGGGGCAAGGAGTTTTTTATCCGGCCCACGTTCTGGGCGATGATAGTCAGACCAATGACCGCGGCTCGCTCAAAGTCCATCTCATCGACTTCCGTTTCCGGGATGTCCAGTGTGGCCGCAACCAAGGGCGAAACAACCGGCAAGACCGCCCCGACAATTTCCAGACCCCGGCTTGTCAGTTCCTCTTGAAGGTTATCCGCAGTCAGGCCCAGGCCCTGGAAGGCAGGGATCATCCCAACCAAAACCGGATAGACCTTTTTGAACCGCCCGAAAGACCAGGGCTTGATCGAATAGGGGCCGATCTCAACTTCCGAAAGTAGGACGTCAAGTTCATCCGGCCCCTTCGGCGCTGCCGTCTTATCTTTTCCAGTAGCCATTAACCCTCCGGCCCCGGCTCACGACTCACTCAGGGCTTCCCAATCCGCATACGGAGACGTAGGCGTGATCGCGTAGTTGTCCAGGGCTTCCAAAACCATTGGGAGCCGCAATTCCTTATCCGGGTTAAAATCCAGATCCCCATTCGGCTTTATCCGGCACTTGTGGATATGGCACTTTCCCGACAGCCCGACATCCGGAGAGAAGTCCATCCGGGCCGAACCCTGCTGAAAATCTGCTGCCCCGATGGGGAACTTCAAGCTTTCCCAGGTGGCGTAGGTGAAGCTCACCATGACCTCTTCGCCATCCGCCAGGAACCCGCCGGCCAGCCGGCCAACCCGGCCCGTGTACAGCCCGCCGGTGACCTGGCCCGGGTCCAGGATGTAGTCGGTGTTTTGGACCGCGTTTTGCCGGATGCAGTTGATGGTGGCCGGAGTAGTCCAGGGCGTGGTGGCCGTGATCATGATCCAGTACATCGCATCAGAGCTGTTGACGATGGTAGTGGCCCAGTCGGCTGGCAAATCCCAGTACATCTTGCCGTCCGCCGCCAAGGCCGCTGCCGGGCCGCCCAGATTGGTTACTGCCGCCCAAGTGCTGCCGTTCCAGTATTTCACCACCACGGCTCCATAATTCCCGTTCACCGCGAAGTCGAAATACACCTCGGTAAACGGGGTGAGCTTGCCCAGATAAAGCACGTCATTCGCATCGGTAAGGGTGGTGAAGGGGGTGCCGGCCAGGGTGTCCGCCTCCGCCGAGCGGTCGGTGTAGGCCGCCCCGTCATAGACGAAACACTTGTCCAGGAACTGGCGCACCGTGACCGCCGTGAGGCCGTATTTCCCCAGGGAGGTAAGCAGGATGCCGGACAGTGTGGCTTTCTGGTCCACAATGGCATCGGTGCCTTCGCCAACCACAGTGACGGCCCCGCCCTTCAGGAAAGGCCGCAGGTTGTCGATCACCGGGTCAATCAGGGTAAATTCCAGGGAGAACTCTTCCCGTTTGGAGATGATGTCCATGAGCCGGAGTTTCCCTGACCGCTGCGAATCAATCCGCAGCTCATCGGTTTTCTGTTTAATCTTCACGCTATCGGGAACAATTTCCCCCAGGTCGCGCATCCCGGTGCCAGTATCGAAATGCAGGCTGATACCACCGGGGACAGTGATATTGTTTAAGCTCGGCGGGGTTGACATGGTTCAATCCTCCTAAGTTAATGTGACGGTAAAGGGGTTATTAAGGGCGTGACCGTAGGTGACCCGGTAACGCAGGACCAGTTCGCCAAACGACTCATTTCCGATAGCCGGGCGCTTCAGTTCCTCTTCAACCTTTTTTACCGGGCTGACCAGGACCGTTGCGCCGAACATCACCGTGTACACCTGGGCGGCGATCTCTTCCGCTTTGTCGTAGAAGGTTGGATAGCCATAATCTTTGTCGGCCTTGAGACGAACCCAGGCCACCATTTCAATAGATAATTTCCCTTCAGCATGGCGGTTGCCGCGCTCCCGGGTAGCAGGATCAGCCTCGTAAAAAAATAGCTGAGCCCGCTTAATCTTCTCCAAATCGGTCCCTTGGGGGTCGCGACGATGCACTTTTTCAACTCCGGCGACCCCGGCTGTCAGGGCCGTTTCCAGGGTTTTCATAAACTGCGTCTGAATGGTATCCGCCATGATTTACCCAACCGTGAGAAGCCCGGCCTTTTTAAGCTCCTCCGTTAAAACCGGCTTGGCCCACTGCACGATGTCCACCTGTGGATCAATCCGGCGCTTGATGACCACCGAGTTCTTGAGGATGAACAGGGGGATGATTGTCCCTTGGGCCATCTTCTCCCCCGCCGTCCGGCGCTGCCGGATACCTTCAGAGCGTCTCAGCGCCCCGCCGACCTTGCCGAAAATGATCCCTTTGGCTATGAAGGTCGGCATCCCCAAAAAGGTCCAGGTGTTGCCTTCCTTAATCATCCGCCCCTTGGCGACTCCGGCGTTAGTTTTGGCGAAGTCAGTCGGGATGGTCAGGAACTTTTTCGTGGCTTTGATGGTTCCGCCGGTGAAATGGATCCTCAAGTAACCGACCCCGCTGGTGATCTTAGATGTAACAATGGTTCCCTGTGCCGTGGCGGGCTCCGCCTTCAAACTCCTGGCGGCGGTCCCGGTGCGCTTGGCGAGAGAATGATCGCTGGCCCCCGCCATGTGCTGCCGTAGCAACTTCTCCTCAACCTTCGTGGCCGTGCGGGAAACCGCCTGGATCACCTTGGGGATGATAGTCTGGATCATCTTATCAATGTTCTGAATTGCGTCTTTCTCAGCCATCACCCAGGCCTCACGCGGTAACGGTTAAGGGTGGCCTTCACTGACTCAAGCCATTCGCCCACCTGCATCTTGTTGATCGTGCCATCTGGGAGGGAAACAGCACTCAGGCCCGGGTCGTTGCGCCGGCGCCATTCATAGACGACCTGCTGACAGACAGCCCCTTCAAGGTCCGCCGGGATAGTGGCATATCCCCCGGTGTAGGTTACTTGGTAAGCCTTGCTTCCGCCTGGCCAGCACCCCCCGCCCTTATACCCGATCATCCCGGCCGCGGCGTTCACCAGGGCATAGTCAGAGGTGCCATACTCGGTTGCCGCTTCCCATTCCCAGGTGTAGGAATAGAGAATTTTGGCGACCTCGGATACCGGCACTTCGGTCAGGAAGAGAAACCGGCCCCCGCCGTCGTGATAGGATACCCTCTCCACCAGTTCGAACTCACGATTACAAAACTGTGCGGCCCGAGCCGAAATCTCAGTGATCTTAGCTTCCAGTTGCGCCTGCACGTCAACATCCAGGGCTTCGGTTTCGCCGAGAAGTTGCGTAACGCTGGCGAGAGTAGTTAAAGCAAAAGCCCCTGAAGCTGGAGTCCCGGTCCCTGCGCCGCCCATTAGCTCACCACCTCTAAATCTGGATTGACGAAATTAAATCCGGTTTTTTTCCGCCAGACATAAACCGGCCCGGCGTCCAGGCGGAAAGTCAATACCCCGTTCTGATCGGTGCGCCCCGAGGCGATGACGTTTACCCCTGCCAGGTCCGTCGTTACCCACACCTCCGCGTCGGCAATAGGCAGGCCATTATCTGATCGGGTCAGGGTATAGGTCCAGGTGATGGCCCCGGTCCCGCTGCCCGCCTGGGCAAGTACGGCTGCTTTGATTGATTTGAGAGTTTCGTCCGTCCACCCGGCACCCTTCATGGCAGTTAGGGTGGTCTCAAGGGCTACTCCCTCAGGAGGGGGTACGACTATGTGATTGATTGCGGTCTCGATGGCTGCCTGGGCATCATCCAACTCGGCTTTGGTGGGCGGATCATAGGCGGTCAGAGCCGCAGCCGCGTGGGTCTGGACATTTGCTTCCAGGGCTACCGGGCCGGCTGAGAGGTTATCCAGATACCCGGCCCGGGGTGCTGTCAACCGTGCCAAAAGAGTATCAATATCAGCCGGGATATTTGCCGGGGCCAGTTCATCCAGGTAGCCGGCCCGAGCCACCGTCAGACGCCCCTCCAGGTCGTCCACCAGGGCGGATATAGCCACCAGGGTTTGAGTGCTCCAGCCTCCTCCTTTAATGGCGGTCAGAGTGGCCTCCAAGGCCAGAGGAGACACCGCAGATTCCATTTCAGCCTTAGTTGGGGGGTCATAAGCATTGAGGGCCGCCATCGAACCCGCCTGCGCTCCAGCCTGAGATAAATCTTGTAGGGCATCCAAGGTCGTCTTGGCGCCCGAGATAGTAAATCCGGCCTTATCGGTTAGGCTCCGGGTAACACTCGCCCACACCGCTGCCGCCGCATCAGCTGCCAGGGTGCCGAAACTGGTAAGGGTGCGGGCTCCTGCTCCCCAAACCGCCGTTGCTACATCAGCTGCTAATGTCCCGAAGCTGCTTAATGTGCGGGTGGTATATTCCCAAACCTGTTGGGCAGTCAAAGTTGACCGGCTGCTCACCGCCGCATCCAGGTTGGCAATCCGGGTATCCCCCAGCGCCGTAAATCCAGAACCTGTCGCTGGGATATTTTGCACACTGGCCGGGGTTGCGGCGTTTAGAGAAGCCTTTTGAAGGGCACCGAAGTCGATGTTGTCCTGGCTTGTTACCTGAGCGGGCACTGCTCTGAGTTGGATTTCAATGTTGCAGGGAGCAGCACCAGCCGCTCTCAACTGGATAGTGACCTGATTAGCACCGGCCGCCAGGATGTTGTTCGGGAGGTGGATCTCATAGACCCCAGGCGCATTGGTATCGTCTAATTTTTTGAAGCCAAGATGGTTATCTCCACCAGAGGCCCAGGTACCGAGGGTGGCAATGGTTTCCAGTGTTAATGCGGTCAACGTCCCCCCAGCCCGGACGTAGTAGGCGGTGATGTCTCCAAAGGCCAGGGCGGTCTTGCCGGCCCCGGTTGTAACAGTGCTGTCTTGGAGGAAAACGTGTTTTATAACTGAGGTAACGCCAGGAGGTAAAATCATCCGTTTAATCCTCCTCTCATCCCAGGATGAGTTAACAGACCTCCACCTCCACCTCCGCCCACCGGGTCAATATCTAACTGCACCTCTCCATAACTCCATCTCGGCGTTACGGTTACGGCATTGCCGCCAGTTATGGCGACCATCGGGTCTATCCACACCTTATTGCCTGATTCATACTCCATGAGCCGGAGATAAAGGTTGATATATCCTGTCTGCGCCGGATTAATTGTCACTTCTACATACTGAGTCCAATCGGCGGCGTTAGCTCTGGTAGCAATATCCTGAGTTGAGGAAACCGTGGCCAGGCGTCCCCCGCTTCCTTGGTCAAGATATTCGCCGTAGAGCTTGAAAGAGGCGGTTGGCAGAGGGGGGCTTCCTGTGGCATAGGTGGTTTGCACATAGAAGCGATAGGTCTTGCTAACACTTGCTTCGGCCCATAGGCGGATATTGAAAAGTTCCAAATAGTTAGAGGCAGAGCAGTTGGTCTGTATATTGCAGGCTTTTATGACATCGGCGTTACCACCGCTTCGCTGGGTTGGGTTATCGTTTACGCCGTCCGGGCCTACGCCGCCAGTTGGCACTTTGAAAACATCCCCATAGGCATTGCAGATATAATGGGTATTGGCTACCTGCTGGTAGTGCTCAAATCTATACCGGCCAACATATATGAGATTATTGCGATTTGTTATTACTAATGTGCTTGGCGTCTTACTATTTATCAAGATTGCATCAGGAATTGGACTGGCATTACTTACACCTCCACCGCCAAAGTTTAAAGTAGTGGCATTTGCCATTGCAATCCCGGCTCCATTAAAGCCCAGATTTCCAGTCATTATTGCTCCGTCACCACTTGCCAATCCAACTGAACAAGAATAGACGTTGGCATATATATGGTTCATAGGAGCATTGAGTGCAGTATTGCAACCATAAATATTTCCTGACACACTGCCTTCTCTACCACCCTGAATTGTACCACCATTTACAATATAACCATTAAATGATGAATTTATTAAACCATAAAAGGCATCACTATGTGCCATTATTATTCCAGTTATTGTACATAATGTACCACCATTTCTAAACCCGTTTCTGATAACGCCTTCAAATATCACATTGTTTCCACTAATAGCAGTATACCATCCGCCAAACATAACATCGTGAATATTCATGTTGCTGGTTCCAGCCGCATTGGCATTGGCTAATCTTGGGCGAATTGTCTGAATTTGGCCAAGGTTGGGATTGTAGCCAAGTTTGTAAAACATGACGTTGCGGCTGACGTTGAGCACATCGGCGCTAACTAAACAGGTTAATGACGCAGCGGGCCTTTCAGTGACGGTGCAAGCTACATCAGTATTGCTTCCATTGGCAGCAACAGAGGTAATGGCCAGACGGCAAAAATCATTGCTGACATTAGCGTAGTTCCCGCCTTTGTGTACCAGGAGTTCTTGACCTGCAATCCATTTGGTGGTGAAGTCTCCGGCAATCCTGAGAGTAACCGAATTTCCGGCGGCAGGGATAACCGCAGCATACCCCACAAGGCCGGGGTCGGCAGTATTGTAAGCAGCATAAGCAGCGGCATTTTTTACAATAGTAAACGTATCAGCAGAAACCCATGTGATTTGGAAAGCTACTTGATTAAGCGTTGACCAATCGGCCTGAGCAATATTAGCAAAAGAGACATAGTCCCCGTTGCTAAGGCCATGTCCGGTCCAGGTAACGGTTACCGGCGAGGTGCTGGTTAACCCTCCAATATCGCCATATTTGAGGACTGAGTGATAGTCAGACCCAAAGTAACTTGGGTCGCCGTAGGCGGTGAATTTGCCGCCATCAGCAAAATTTAACCCCTTGGCGTTATCCGCCGTGTTGATAAACATAACCTCAGCGAGGAATTGTTTCGGGATTTTGTTTCCGCCGGAACTGCCAACTCTGAACTCGCCTCCGTTATTAGTTTTAATATCATTATGAGCCAGGGTTAAATCGGTGTTCATAGTTTTATCAAAACTAAGCACGCCGCCTGAATTAATGGTAATCGCATCACTGGTGCCGGTGCCTAATGGTATCAGCTTCCGTACCTGGCCAGGATCGCCGGCGGCGAGGGCGTTCGTAAAAGTGGAGGTGTCTACCGCAACTCCTGCCAAGGTTTTCAGGGAATAGGAATTATTGTCAATTTTTACGACAATATATCCCTGGTTATTCATCGCCACCCATTGGGTAGAGAGAGTCGGGTCCTGGGTTATCCCACGGAATTGAATAATGTCGTCCGATAGAAACCCGTGTGCGGTTTGAGACACTACGCCGGGGTTGGCCTTCGTCATACCGTCAATATCTACAAAGGCGTGAGAAACGTTATAATTAACCGCATGGCCGATGACAGCCAGGTCTCCGGCAGCTGAGGGGTATCCGCCGCCGCCCCAAGTGGCGGGATCATTCCAATCACCAGCTTGAGTTGATGTATAAGTGGCCATTATTTAACCCCCGGGCGCTTTCCAAACCAGGTGCACTCGCCCGCCAGTAAGTCTGCAATGATCTTCTGATAAACCTCATTGTCAGGGTCTTTACCAGATTCAAGGGCCTCAGCTTCATTCACCAGAGCTTGCATGGTCACGCATCCTTATAATCCTTTCTCTCCGGCGGTTCCTTAATCATGCGGTCCTGGGGCGGGCGCTTAATCTCCCTGGCATTGGCCTTGCCTTCAGTGCCATCTTTATCTTCGGGTTTCTCTTTCATGAGTTCCAATCTCACAAACCAGATGGTATCAACAAGGCCATGGGCACCGACGAACATTTCGTCAACTGCCTGGACTACGCCGGGGTGCTGCTTTGCCTCATAATCATGGCCCGCGATCATCTTGACTGTCTTCGGGAGCCATGCTTCGATGTCGGCCATGACCGATCATGCCGGTGCAGGATAGACCGGCCAGGGTTCCGCTAAGATTCTTCTCATTAAGTCCTGGCTTTTGATCTTCTCAGCTTCCTTCCACGGGTGATCCTGTTGTGGGGCAAGGGATGGGTTCATGTGCCAGACCACCGCGTCAGGATTGAAAACGGGCTTGTAGCCTGCGGAATAGAGGCGGAGCCCAAACTCCGTATCCTCATGCCCGTAACCCACAAACCGCTCGTCAAACCCGATACTCCCATCTTTGGCCCGGGTCCGGGCGGCCTTGGCCGACATGCAGCAACTATTGGTCTGAAAATGGCCGAATCGCCCGGCCTGCCAGTCATTCCACCAGATGGTCATTTGCCCTTCTTCAATGGGGACCGGCAGGGGCATAGACAAATAGCTTTCATGGTTCGACTTGTGGCCGCATTGAACTTCTCGCGGATCATAGTTCCCGGCAAAAGATTCGATGAGCCGGTTATGAGGCAGACAGTCATCGTCAACCATTATGATGATCTCGCCCTTGCCCGCCCGGATGCCGTTGTTTCTGGACTGAGCGGGGCAGGCCTTATCGACGTTCCCCGTGTCGAACCACTGGATGGTATATTTGTGCGTGTTCTTCAACTCGCCCAACATTTCCTGGGTTCCATCAGTGGACCCGTCATCGCAAACGATCACCTCGAACCAATGCGGCCAGGTCTGCTGCATCAACAGGTCAAGGTGCCGCTTCAAGGCGTCTTTGCGGTTCCAGGTCGCTATGATGTAGGTCACGAGTTGGAACATGCAGTCCTTCCCCATTTGATCATCTCGTGAGGGCGGTAAGCCCAGTGCGGGCTTTTTCTCAGGTCGCCCTCGATGACGTTTGCCCCCAGACCGGTTTTCCACATGACGTAAGCCCAGGAGATTTGATCCGATTGCGTCCCGGTGCTGAGTTCCTGCCACCAGAGTTTCATGGCCGCCTTGACTGCCGGGGCCTGGTGGCGCCTAAAGAGCACGCCGCACTCATAAAGACCGGCCCTCGGCGGGACTCCGGCTGCGAAATACCGCTGCACAACGGTTTCGATCAACTCCGGGAAGTCATTTTTTTGGCTGGCTACCAGGGCAGCCTCTTTATAGAGGCAAGTCCGCCTTGGATGCCGGTAAACAGCTATGTCGCGCTGGGCCAGATATTCCCGCGCGATCCAGGCAATGTCAGCCCCGGGGGTGATATTCCCGTCCACCCAGACGCTCATGCCATGGCCGGGAAAATATTTGTGGGGCAACACCTTGGGGTGCTTGGCGGTACGCACAGCTTCGACTGGATGCACATATTCAAAAGGGCGAATATCCCAGACTTGGGAGACCAAAGGCTGGTCAGTGAAGCAAACATAGTCCACCCCAGGGGCGGGGGTAGGGTCAAGGAGTGCATCCCGCCCGCTCCCGGCGATGGCGGTGTAAACCACCAGCCTGTCAGCCTTTGATAAAGCCACGATAGGCCTCCACGTCGCCGCACCATTCCCTGAACTTGCTCAGGTTGTTGTCCTGGGTGTAGAACCGCTTGTCGTGCCCCACACCTGCCCCTGGACGCCCGGGCAGGCCCTTGATCGAGCAATGAAGCTGCCGCCCCTTACCGGGGATCAGTTGCCCCTGGCCGTGGCAATTTTGCCAGAGCCGCAGGTCAACCGAGCAATCCGGGAGCACACCGTCCCCCGGGATAGCCTTAAGCACCTCCGGGATTGCCGACTTGCGAAAACCGGTCTGCGACAGGGAAGCATGGTCTCCCCCGCCCATCTCCCTGAACCCAGGAATGCCCGGGTGATAATATTTGGTGCCTGAGATTCCCACCAGCTCGTGGGCGTCCAGGAGTGCCGCCATGGTTTCGATGTACTCCGGCCCGTACCAATCATCGTCTTCCATGATCAGCACCTTGTCATGGGCAACCAGGGGCAAGATGGCCTCGAGGTTTTTCCCCAGGGTGCAGGGCGGATCATCGGGCCGCGGCTTCCGGCGGACCACCGTTGCCTCAGGTATTCTCCGGGGCTTGATGCGATGCTTCCCGTCGTCAACGATGAGCCACTGGTCAGGCTTCCGGGTCTGGGAGGCTATCCAGCGCCTCAAAAGCTCCAGGGCCTCGGGCCGGTCCCCGGTGGGGGTGACGACCGTCACCTTGTCTTCAACGGGCTGCGGGGTCTCCGGCATCTTGCCGAAATCGAAGCATGTCAAACCCGATTTCGGGTTGAGGTTGATCACGCTCACACCCATTTTTTTCAGCGCCGGCGCCACCTCTTCAAATTCTTCCCTGAAGGTCTGGTAAACCTTGTCCCGTTGGACCGTTGGGTAGCCGTCATGCCACCACTGCTGAAATTGGTCCCGGGAGATGAGGTCAAACCCCAGGAGGTAAATCGGGTTGGCCCCCAGCACCACGGCCAGGTTCAACGCAGCCAGGCCGGAGTTGGACCCGGTGTAAAGCCCGCCGGATAGAGACCGCCCGATCCCGACTCCTTCCAGGCGCGGCACGGTTAAAACTTCTGGGCCAAACTTAAAGCTGTGGGTGTCCACCCAAATTTTGCGCGCGGCTGACTTTTCGTATTTTTCGAATGCTTCCTGGCCAAGCATCCCGTTTTTGATCCAGGTATAAAGCCGGCTGTCCATTGAGAAAATAACTGCCGGGTCAATCTTCTCGAATGCCCGGTTAATCCCGATCACCAGCTCGCCCCGGAGTTGAGAGAAGTCGAACCCGGCAAGGCTCGGGCCGCCACCGATGATAAAGCAGCGACGCCCCTGCCATGCGCGGTTCGATGTGAGAGTCAGATCAACCACGGGAGCTTGACGGTCTGGTTTGCTGTCAATACTTTTAGCCGTCTCTGCTTCCCATTGCCGATGAGTCTCTTCCTCCCATTTCTGTCTCTCTAAAATGTCAGTAGGCGGAGTGGTAACTGAGTACAGCTGCTCCAGCTTCCAGGCATTATTCGTAACCAGCTCGGGGGAGGGGTTCTCCAAAAGGTCCCCTCCCCGGAGCATCTGCTTGAAAGGCAGGTGAATGATGTATCCCGGCCGAACTCGGTAAACCGTTGCTTCCATTGCCACTCCGTTCGATGCGTTAGACGTTAAAAGCCACGGCGTTGACCTGAGTAACCGGGTTCACCTGGGCCTGGGAGAGAATCGCCAGGACGCCCATGGGGACAGTCTGGTTCGCCACCACCACGACAGAGCGCAGATAGCGTTTCCGCCCGTGCAGGTTGATCCGGCCCACGTAGGTTAGGGCACCCGTGCCCGCAACCTTTTGGGTGAAGACCGCGCCGGTGATGTCGGTGAAAGTGTCCGCCACGCCGTTATCCCTGGATTCTTGAATTTTCACGTCAACCGTCCCGGTACTGGGGATGGTCCCCAGGGCCAGGAGGATAAGGGACTCATCATACCCCATGCAGTCAATCCCGGTGCCATTGACGGTCCCGGCGGCCTGGGCTATAGGGGTGTGGAGCACCTTGGGCACCATTTCTTGAGAAGCAGTTCTTTTCGGCATGTCATTTCTCCTTATGGTAACGGGGCCAGAACCCTAAGACCCTGGCCCCCATGTCAGGGTTTCAGGTTACGCCGCAGCGATCCGGGCGGTATTGCAGAGACAGAAGCTCTCGGCGTGCCGCAGCGCCGTATCAACTTCCGTGAGAATCCGCACCCAAGTCTGGTCGGTGGAGAAAGCGGTCCCGGCCACGTTCGAGGCTAGGACCTCAAACCCCATCCATTCGCCGATCAGCACCTCCAGCCAGTTGCCGAAATAAATCTCGGTGCAGTTGGTGGAGCCGCTGGCCACCAGATTGATGGGGAGCTGCGTGGTTTCGGCGAAGGGATAACCGATTGCCGCGGCGATCTGCGGGTCGGTCAAGGGCAGGAGCGGGTATTCCCCGCCGGTATCCCCGGAGAAGTACGGATTCCGCAGTTTGCGCAGCACATTGGAGATGGCCGGGTGAAACACGAACCCCAGTTTGCCGCGCAGGGCGTTGTCCACCGCCAGTTCATACCGCATTTGCGGCCAGGGGTTGACCCAATCCGGTACCGCACCGGACCCGGTCCCCAGAGTGACGGTGTTGATCCCGACCGTATTGGCGATCCCCAGGGGCTGGTTTTCCGAACCAGAGCCGCGGAGAATAGCCAGGTCCAGGGCCAGGCCCAAGGCCATAGCGAAGTCCTGGCGCACCAGGGCCTCAGCCGACGGGGACCCGCGCCGGATCAGTTCGTTGTTGATGTAGGTCAGCCCCGCCAGTTTCTTGGGAACCATCTTGATCAGGCCAGTGCCCAGGTCAGACGGGGTGATGGCGCCGCCTTCACCTACCCAGTAGGCAGTGCATCCGCCGGTTTGCTTGACGAAGGTCACCGGGCTTCCGGTGAGGCCGGAGAGGACCCGGGCCCCCATGCTCACGCAGACCGACTCAGCCCGGTACATTTCGATGAAGTCGGGCATGGCCTGGGCCGGCACGAGATAACCGCCGGTCGCGTCATCCGTGGTTCCCATAGTGCGCTGTTGTGCCGTCTGCCGGAACACGTCGGCCTCAAACTCGGCGTTCTTCCAGTTGTCCATGGGGACGTTGTTCTTGATGTAGGGCAGCGCCCGCAGGATGGAAAACTTGTCGGCGTCCAGTTCGAGCCCGGGCAGCCCCGCCCACTTGCGGCTCTTGGCCTGCTTCTCGAACTCTTGCAGGCGGATTTCCAGGGAGGTGTACTTCTCCTGGAGCACCGGGAACATCTTAAAGAGGTCGATCAGTTTGATGACCTGGCCGTCCTCAGTTTTGGTTTCGAGCTGGCCCTTGACATCGGCCAACATCGCCTTTATCTCTTCTGCCAGTGCAGTGTTCGGCATATTTGCTCCTTTGCCCCGTTACTTGTCAGGGCACATGCTTGTATGAAGGTTTTTGGTAAGATTTCGGATTTCAGTCATATCGACTTCAACTCTCTCCGCTCGTCTCTCCCCTTCAGGCTCAGGGCCAGGGTTTGACGCGGGAGAATAAATGCTCTTTTTGGAGGTAGCCGCCTTGCCTTCATTGCCGACGGGTTCGGCTGCATCCAGGACCTGCTGAATCAAGGCCTGGGCATCTTTCAGGGCGGCCTTGTTTTTGGCGCTGAGGACGGCGCCGGCTTTGGTGAGGGCATCAAAATCGAATTGTTTCGCCACATCCTGCCGGATCGCCTCAAGCTGCTTTTCATCCAGGATCAGGGACATTGTGAGGGGCTTGGGGGCCTGGGCTTTGGCCTCGGCCAATTCGGCTTCGAGGGATTCGATTATCTCCATGTAGTTCTTAAACTCTGGCGGGGTCTTCTGAAACTGGGCATAATGCTTTGCCAGGTGGTTATAGACCCCCTTACGGTCAGCATCAGGGATATTCACCCCGCCTCTGGCCCCCAGAAGAGCACCCATGGCCGCCGAGACACCTTTCCATACGGTGTTGTATCCCTTGGCCCGGTGGTGGGGGAGTTTATAGGAGTTCTTGATATCGGGGTTCTCGGAGTCGAACCAGGCGCACATTTTCTTGAGGTCAGAAACCTCCGCAGCCTTAATCTCTGCCGGCCCATCCCAAGCTGCCCCGGGTTCATCGGTGGGGTATTCCTTGTAGGGGATGATGCCCTTCTCTTCCAGAGGATCGCTGGCCTGAAAGACCCGGGCCTGCTCTTCCGAGATGACCCCTTTTTGGACCGCCTGCTGGATCACCGCATAGGGGTTGGCGGGGACGGGGACAGCCGAGAGCTCGTAAAGCTCGGATTTGAGATAACGCCAGCCGGTCTGCTGGCCCCCGTTTTTCTTGTCGATGATCGGTTCCCGCTCCAGTCCGGCAAACCCAACGGAGGTCGCTTTGAGTGAGCCGATTTTATAAAGCCGGTAAACCGTTTCCGGCGTCGGGATATTGCTGGGCCAGCCCTGGACGGCGATTTCCTCATCTGTGGGGAAATAGGTGTGGCAGATCAAACCCCTCTCGTCGGTAAATGCCTTAACCACCGTGCCGACCGGGGGGGCCACGTAATTATGCACCCAGAGAAAGGGGGAGTTTTTCTTGAAGTTCTTCAGGTCCCAGCCTTCCACTTCGATGATGTCGCCGTAGCGATCCACGTCAGCGGTAGAACCGACAAATTCCAAAACCCGGTCGGTTGGATCGCCCACCTCGCGGACTTGAAAATCTATGGTCTTATGAATCAGTTCCATTGCTTGCCTCCTTCACTTTCTCGTAAATTGGGGACTGCCATTGCACCGGATCGGGCGACTTCTGGCCACCTTCGCTGAACACCAGGAAAAATTCACCCGTCTCCGGGTCCACCCCGCTATTGAGCAGTTTGAAATTCTCCGGGATACCGTCTTCGGTAAGGCGAACAGCAAACCCATGCTCGCCGGTAATCCTGGTTCCAACTCTCATCAGCATCTCCAAAACCCTTGGCGAGAATCGCACGCCTATCTTGATTGTCATGGCCTCAACCCTCCAGTACGGGAATGCTGACACACCGGCAGTTCGATGCGACAAACCCCTTGGCTATATAGCTTTCATCCTCTTCTACTGCGAAGTTATAGGTGCGCCGGGGCTTCCTGAGTTCAACAATGTCGGCCTCGGATATTTCAACTTTAATTTGGGCGTAAGTTCCGGCATGATTTAAAGTGAGCAGGTCGAAGGTCTTATGGCGGGGGGGAGCATTGCCGTCAAAAATTATGTGCTCTATTTTGTGGTCTGGGTATTGAGTAAGAATTTCGAGGTCTCTTTTCCGTTCGTTTCTATGGTAGCCAAACACGCTTTCTGGGCCGTGATAGATAGGGGTGTCACATTCAATGAAGAGCTTTTCATCAGGCAGGTAAAAATCGACTCGCCTTTTACCTACCCGGAACTGTTGAATGTATCCTCTGCCTTCCTTGTCTAACACTGCTTTCAGCTTCCGGTCAAAACTTGAGCCATGCCAACTTGCCTTGCCGCAACCAACGAAGGCCGTCTTTTTGAGCATTGCCAGACGAGACCCCCATTTCCTGGTGATTCCGGCCTCTATGCTTTCTCGAAACGGCGTCCCTGGAGACCGATCCGCTATTGCAAAAATTCCACCGGCACCATACTTCTCGAAGCAAACCCTCCGGGCCTTTTTGACAATTTCTTTCGGGTCTCTTATCCCCGCCGCATATTCCCTTATCATCTGCGCACTGGCCTTGCGGCTGATGTTTTCCCGGTGGGCCGAGTTGCTCCATTGCTTTTTGGTAATGGCTTTGCTCAAGCAGGAATGGTCACAGTATTTCCGCCAGTAGGGGATGGGGGTGCCGCAATACCCGCAAAAAGAAGCCATGACCTGCACAGACTCGCCAGCCCGAATGTCCTGTGCCCGCTTCCATGAACCCCCCGCCATTAAAAATTTGTGGTTCGGGGTAATCAAGATGCCGCGGCGTCCGTTCCCTGTAGTACCAGACAGGACCAACTTGACTGCTTTGCCGGCATAAGTGGGCTGGGGTGACAGCCTTAAAACAGGCCGGAAGCGGTTTCTATGAGTAAGCACCATGTCGCCAGGCCGAATCTTGCCAATGGGTTTCCAACCTTCAGTAGTGAAAATAGGAACCTGGTGGTCCAGAAAGCAGTTGATCACTTCCCCCGCCTCCCCCGCCGGATCGCAGGGATAACGACAGCCGTTCGGGAAGGTTTCACCGCGCTGCACTATCATCCCATCCTGGGCCGCGTGGGATTCCCTGACTTCCCCGTCCCCCGCCGTGCCCCACTCAAGTTTCTCCACCTTCAACTGGTCCATGGCCGAATCCCGAGCCGTTGCCATGGCCTGGCCCGTTTCCGTTCGGGCAATGGTCAAACTACGGGAAAACGATCCTTTGTCAGGGTGCTCATAGGAGTTGAAGACTTCTCGCACCCGGTCCTGAATTTTGCCGACAGACTCAACTTTCGACAGGCCCTCAGATATAGCGTCCCGGAGTTGACTGCGGGTGATCTCGTTAATATCCACCACCTTCTGCACGAGCTTTTCCAGCAGAACGGAAATGGCGTCGCTGTCGGCCATAACAAAGTCCGAAGGGTCAAAATTCAGACCGGCGTAGAGGTCTTCACCGGCGGCCTGGCCGATGTTCAGGTAAAGACCGGATAATGTCTTTTGGAGTTGCTCGTTGGCTTCGGCCGCCGGGAACAGGAGGTCGTCCACAAACTCTTTGAAGACCGCTTTCCCGCCCAGCTTGTCGGCCAGGAGTTTGAGTTGGACCTTGCGCTGCTCATAGAAAAATCTCTTGATTTTGCTGTGGGCCTTTTCCTCCAGAGCAGAGCGCAGTTTGTTCCATTCCTGCCAATATGTCTTAGGGTCATGCTTGGCCTTGGCTGGGGCGGGCAGGGATTTTAGCGGAGCATCCTGAATTGAGATGACCGTAGCTTTCTGCGGTTCAGTAGCCGAGGGAGCGGAAGCGACGGACCCTACCGGCTGCAAATTGAAGGGGAGGTAGCCAGTATCGCCGCCCTCAATCTTAGGCAACCCCAGATCCAGATATTCGTTGACCACGTTGGCCGGATAGCCCATGGCCCAAAGTTTCCCCGCCTGCCCCAAGAGCAGGTCCCGGTCTTCCTGAAGGGCCGGGACGGATTTGCGGTCAAACTCCGGCCATACTTCAGGGCCGGTGAGGTCACGACATAGCTGGCTCCATAACCCCATCTCGAGGAGGACCATCTGGGGGTCAAGGCATGTCTCCCAGAACTGTTTCCGGCGCACCTTTTCCCGCGCTTCAGATCCCACATCTTCATTAAGCCCAAGTTCACCCAGGGGGACCTTGTAAATCCCGCCCAGGATTTCATCCCGATTCAGCTTCCGGCCTTCCAGGAAGAGCATGTCTGATTGAGACAGGCTGGTTTGCTTGTAAGTTATTCCGCCTTCCAGGAGGGCTATCTGGTGGACCTTGTCGATGCCCTGGTGCCGGTCATTCCATTGCGCCAGGAGGCGGTCAAACTCCTCCTGCATCAGGTTCTCTTTGCTTTCCAGGACCCCGCCGGGCTGGGCGCCATTGATGAAAAAATTGCGGTTGTATTGCGCGGCATAGTTATCCTGTTCAAGACTCAGCCGGGCCACCTCAATAGGAGAAAGGCCGCGGTAATCATCGTAGGGATTGAACCGCCTGAAATGGACCATCTCATACGGTTCCAGGGGGATTCGTTGGCTGCCCTTGCTGTAAATCCACCCCTGGCCTCCGCCATTCTTCGCTGGCACATGCTCAAACCGGCTAGGGTGAAAGGTCCAGATTTCTCTCGGCAGGGCGGTGATATTGGGCCGGTCCAGGATGTAGAACGCCTCCCCGGTGATCCCCAGGAAAATGAGCGTGGCTTCGATGAGCTGATACCCGCTCATCATGGGGTTCGGGGTTTCAAATAACTTGACCAGGGGACCTGACTCTATCAGGCGCTTGTTCTTTTTCGTGCCGGAGTAGAAATTCAGGGGGACCCCGGCGATGTTCTGGGCGATGGCATTGACACAGGCATAGACCCAGACGTGCTGGGTGTATGGTTTTGTCACGCCGGGCAAGAGGTTTGACAGGCTAAAAGAGCCGGCCATGAACCTCTGTTCGACGGCCCCGAAGGTGGGGGAGATGGGATCGGCCTGGCGCATCACTATATCACGCCCGTCGTCCGAACCCCTCCCCAAGAGGCCACCCAATCGCTGCACATATTCCAATCCTCGGCGTATGAGTCCCATATCTTACAGAATTGTCAGCTTACCAATTCAATAATGCAACCGGGCATTTGTGGCCACGTGCATTTTTTGTGAGAGGGGCTAAGTATTTATTTATTCACGGCAAAGCATTTTTAGGGGGTGACACAGGCATGGCATTTGCGGCCACTGCGGTTTTTTGGCATGAATATTGACGTAGCAGATTTTGAGCAAAAAAAAGAGCCGGGACCCCCGAAGGGACCCCGGCGCTGAGTTTGGTAAGTATTTTACTGCCACCTATCAGGCGGCCTGTTCCTTCATCTCCTGCATCACCACCGGGCTGATCCTCCCCTCCTCCAACCACCAGACTGCCAGCTCCGGGATAGGTGAAGGGTCGGCATGGTCACTAGTGGCGAATACGAGGATCGTGTCGAAATCCTGACGGATGGCCAGGAGAAAATCAATGAGGTTGGCTCTGTTCGGAGGGTCCAGGATGTCGCCTTCATCGATCATCATGATCCTTGCCCCGGATAGAACGGCCAGGGCAAATTGAAAAGCAATCCCGGTTCTGTATCTGGCGGACTTCGATAAAAGCGCATAGGGGGTGATCCCCCGGTAAACCTCCAGATCTTGCGTAAGGTGCAGGGGTTCATGTTCGTCAATGTCCGGGAATAGATACCCGGAGGCAAAGGCCAACCGTTCATTCACCGGTCCCAGGGCCTCAGCGATCAAGGTGCTCGGGATACCATCCGGGGCCAGGGCCTTAGCCAAAGCATCGTACAGGGCAATCTCCTTTTCGACCTCAGCCAACTTGCCGGCCGCCTGGTCCGCCGCATCTTTCTTGCGCCAGAACTCCCGCACCGCGTCCAGCAGTTCGTGGCCGATAACCATGCGCTGGTCCAGGGCGGTGATCTGTTCGTCGATGGTGGCCGCGTCCACGGCCTGACCCTGAGCCTCCTTAATCTTGGCGATCTTGTCCACCAGGGCCTGGCGCTGCTTCGTGTAATCATCATAGGTGGCCTGGGCCAGCCGTGCGGCCGCAAGGTCGGCTTCGATCAGCCCGACTTCCTTTTCCTGCTCCTGGAGGTCGGCCTGGGCCTTAGCCAGGGCCTTGGGGTCCACGTCCTTGGGCTTCGTGCCCTTGATGGCCTCCTTCCCGGCGCTGGGGCACCCGATATTAAAAGCCGGGCACAGGGCCGGGAACTTCTGCGGGTCCTGACCCTCAGTCATCGCCGCCACTTTCGCCCGACACTTTACCAGGATGCCTTGGTTGATTTCCAGTGCCTTGACAAAGTCCTCCACCGGGCGGTCGGGGTCCGGGGCCTCCGGGGGGGAGGCTTCCAGGGATACCAGGGCCGCTTCCAACTCCGGGAGCTGGTCGGCCTGGGCCTCTACTTTGCCCCGGGTGCGCTGCAGTTTGTCCCGTTCGGCCCGGATCGTGGACAGCCCGGCCTCCACGTCCGCCGACTGAATGTCGGGAAGGATGCGGAGCACCCCGCCGATGGTGGCCTTGGTTGCGGGGTCCTTCACCTGGGCCTCGTCTCGGGTGCGTTTGGCGAGGCGACGTCGGATTATGGCTTCGTTTTCGGCTTTCTGAAAACCCTCAGTCGCGGCCATGTGACCCAGGCCGGAAACCGCTTGCCAGGCCGGGTGCACCTCTTCCCCGATGATTTCTTTAACCCCGGGGACCGCTGCCAGCTCTTTTGCCAGGGCGCCGGAGGTGGGGGAAAGTCCGGGTATCAACCGGAAAAGCACCTCCCGCCGGGCCTTATCTTCCAGAGAAAGGAAGTGCATGGGGTCCGCCAGGATGCTCATCATAACCGCGTCATCGGGGATCGGGCCGGTTCTGGTGGCCGCTACCTTGGGGGTCTTATGCCAGGTTATCGGGTCCTGGCCGTCCGCCAGGATGATCTTGATATCCGCGGCCTTGGCGCCCTCCCGGATGAGGTATGCTTGATCCTCGTGCTTCTTTAAGCCCCGGGCCTGGCCCGTGAGGGCGACTTGCAGACTATCCCTAATGCTGGACTTGCCCGCCTCGTTAGGGCCGATAAGTAGGTTTATGGGGGCCTGGAGTTCAAGCGTCACCTGCTCCAGGGCGAGTACGTTGTGGATTTCGATGGATTGAATTTTCATTTCACCACCTGCATTTCAGTGAACCCCATCATCTTGGCAGCCTCGATGGCTTTTTTCTGCTGTTGTTCGGCTACGATGGCGGGGCCTATAGCTCCAAATCCGACCCCATACGAATAATGCGCGATGTAGATCGACTTGCCGGTTCCCGGGTTGGTCATGACGACATTCATGGGCGTCGAAGCGCACCCGGAACACATTAACAACGTGACAATAAGCATGATAGTCTTCATTGATTTTTCCCTCCTTTAAAAAAATTAGGGGGCCGGGGTGAGCGGCCCCCTCCGTGCCTTGCCAGGCCCGGCCCTGCCATGCCCGGCCAAGCCCTGCCAAGCCATGCCGCGTTCCACGTTACGGCAACGGCACTTTCACCGGGTCCACATAAGTTAATTGCCGGGCCGCTGTCGCCGCTGCAAGTCTGATCTGGGCCCCCGTGTTCTGTATATGGTCGCAAACACGGTTTTCTTCGGGGGTCAAATCTCTCCGGTCGGTGCTCGCTGCGACCATAGAGGCCTTACTCACCCTCCGTAGGCCCTGCTTAAACTTGCCGACCGAATGCCCAACCCGCTTATGGGCGTCAAGAAACTCAAAACCCTCATTGCGAATGGCCTCTGTCACGAGATTGTTTTCCCGGAAAAGCTGTTTTCGCCACGCATTTGTAACCGACCAAAATCTGGATTCAGTTTTGGAATTGCCTATGCACTCAGAAATAGCTGCGTAGGACACGACCTCTCCTGGTTTTGGTATGCCGAACTGTTCCTGCAACCTCCTAACATCAATGTCAGTGGGGATTCCGCCAAAGCCAAATTTCACTGTACTCACGTTACACCTCCTTGATCTTGGCGGTGAATTTGCCCCAGGGCCCCGGTGATTTCGGGGATGAGGGACGCCAATCGCCCATACCGGCGTAAGTGCCGGCAAAGGTCAGGATATTCGCCAGGATATCGCGTGAGATCGTCTCATCGAATATGGTGATGGTCCCCTTGCAAGACCACTGGTCAAACCGGGGCCGAACTCGCACATGCTTGGTCTGGCCAATTTTGGCCCGTTTGACAAACAGGTTGAATCCCAGGTCCTGCACCTGCATCTCGTGCAGAGGAAACTCCGGCTCCTCGATGAGCGCTTTGATGGGGGCGTAGGGGATTTCCGCTCCCCCGTTTACATTTAGCGGCCAGGAACTCTGGTTCACTAACAAACCGCTTTGAGTCTGCGACTTGAAGGTGGTCTGACCTTTACCAGTCGGGCACCGCTTGCCGCCTTCCCGGAGTATAGTCATCAGGTTGTCGCTGGGGATCACGATGCGGCCAGCTTCGACATACAGGTTGCCGATCCAGCGCCAAGCGGGGGACCTGTCATCACCCTTAACGGAGATCGCCTGGTTTGCCGGGTCCTTTTCCCATAGCTTCATCGTTTCGGTCCATGACAGGTTGTCATGATGCATCAGTAAGGGGGTTTCGCCAATCAGTTCCACTGCGTACGTTTTCGGTTTCATTTGCTTCCTCCGTGTTCCTTAATTTTAACTACCATGTTCCTTGCCTCGCCGTGACTTGCACTGCCAAGCCGCGCACTGCCTTGTCAGGCACTGCCCCGCCATGCCACGTTCCTCGCCCAGCCATGCCACGCCCCGCCTGGTCCGGCCCTGCCAAGCCGTGTTCCCTGCCATACCATGCCGCGTTCCAAGCCTTACCTCGCCAGGCCGCGCCATGCCCGGACTCGTTCCAAGCCTCGCCCGGCCCCGCCCCGCCTTGCCCGGCCGTGCCCGGCCCGGCCTCGCCCCGTTCCAAGTGCCCCTCTCTCGCTCGGGGCCAGCGCCTGGTGCTCGGAATTACCGCCAGATGATGATATGGCTTGCCCCCGGCGGTTTAACTCTTGACTTCAAAAAGAGCATCCCGGCGTGTCCCGCCTCAGCGAGCAGCGGTGGAGACTGGGGGCGCGAGGTGCAAATTATTTGGCCTTGGCAAATCCGATCCGTTCGGTCTGAGTACTCGGAGCCCCGGCCAGGATCGCATCGAGCAGGTCCTTGCGCTTCAACTTCTTGAGGCCCCGCTCCAACCCCGTCTTTGTGAGGTTCAGCATCCCCCACACCTGGTCAACCTCCAGGCCCTCGGCCAGGAGGTGTTCGGTCACGCCCCGGGGGTCCAGGTTGTAGCTGGTGGACAGGGAAGGGCCATAGATTTGATCTCCTACCTGAACCGGGCCGTTCGCCTGCACGTATTCCTTGAGCCGCCCGGTGATCATCTTGTCCATTTCCCGCACGGCCAGGAGCAATGTCGCCGCTTTCTCGGCTTGTTCCCGGGTCGCTGGGGCCATGATCTCTACGGGGACCAGGGCCGACTGCATGACAGGACAGTGGCTCTGGACACCACACCACGAGCAGTAAGACCCGGGCCGTGGGTCAAAATGCTTCTCGGCTTCGATGACGGCGATCTTGGCTTCAAGCTCCGCCGGCACGGTGTCCAGGTCCTCCGGGAGCAGGAGGATTTCACGTTCGGCGCCGTAGCGCAGGAAGTGGAGTCGCAGTAGAATCTCCTGGGCATCGGGGTAAATCGCCCGGCGCACCGCCCATCCGTAGATTTTGGCCTGGAGGTTCTTCTCAACCTCATAGATCATGTAGTTAGATTTCCAATCAACAACCGCCACCAGCCCCCCCTGCCGGAAGGTGAAGTCCACGACAGCTCGGAAATAGGCATCTGCGGAAAAGAACTCTGTCGGCTGCCAGTTGCGGTCAAAAGCCAGCTTTTTTTCAATGCCGGGGTCTTCAATGCCGGGAGGAAGCACGAAGGTTTGATAGAACCGTTCCCAGATTTCCAGGACATCGGCGGGCACGTCGATGAAATTCCCTGCTTCCTCGGCCCACTGCCAATCGGTGGACAGCCGATTGAGGATCAGCCGATTCAGATAGTCCGCCACAATCCGGTGAATTGTGGCGCCGATGATCAGGGGTTCGGATTCGCCGCGGGGGATGCGGTCGAGACGTACCAACTTGTACGCCCAAGGGCAGTGATCAAACAAATCCAGGGCTGAAAATGAATAGCCCGGGGGCTTTTTGGGGGTTGCCATGGTGCCTCCTTCAAAAAGGTAGGGGCCCGGGTATGGACCCCTTTACCTATAGGTTAAAATAGAGACTTACGAGCGCCCTGCCCCGCGTTTCCTTTGGGTTGGGGAAGAGGGGCCGTGACGATCTCATTGGGTTCCGGGGCCTCCTGCTCCCCTCCGTTTCCGGGGGCCTGGTTTTGCGTCCCTCCCGCTGCTGAAACTTCCGGGGCCTGGGTAGGTGGTTGGGTAGGGGAGGCCTTTTTCTTGCCCTGGGCGGGGTCTGGTGAGGCCGGCTTTGCCCCCGGTCCCAATTCTACCGGGTAGAACTCCGCAGCGGTATCTTCCTGATCCGGGGGGGGTTCCATGTGTGGGAGCAACAATAGTTTTCGGGCTTCGGCTTCTACCGTTTCCATCTTCACCCGGCGCTCAATACGCCGCATGGCGATCTCGTAACCGATCTCGGCCAACTTCTGCTCTGGACCACGAAACTCAATGGAGACGATGAATGCCACCATGCTCTTGCCATCTGGGGCCGTGACCGTTTTGGGCGAGAGCACCAGCGTCAAGGGAATCCCGGCCAGAGGACCACCCGTGATCGTTTTGATGAGTGCCAGGCTGGACAGGATAGCGTTGACACTGTTCCACGATGTAGTACGGAATTTCCAGACGCCGCCCACCCGGTCAACTCCTTCCAGGAGCACTTGCAGGGTGCCCAGGGGTTTGCAGCGCGGTTGCCCTTTGTAATCCGCCGCTAACCGTTCGCAGGGGCAGGGGACCGGGGCATACTTCCCATTGTCGCCGGTAAGCCGTTGAGCTTCTTCACCGTCCCCAGAACACCAGCACCGGGAGCCCTGATAAGCGGAGTACCGGGTCATAAAATTGAGGTCAATGTCGTCGTACAGGAGCTGCACCGGGAGTTCCACCAGCTTAGTGCCGCCCGGGTTCACCATTTTCATCAGAGCGTCATCCGGCATGAACCGGCCGGCCGCGTCCCGCTGCATGGTGGTAATGACGAAGTGGTCGTACTTGATTGGAAGCATGTATGTCCCGGAGCCATCCCGCTTTTTCCGTTCATCTCCCAGACCGCCTATTTTTATTTTACCCCTCTCTGCCAATTGCGGTGTAAGTCCCTTAATCGCCATAAAAAACCCTCCTTACCCTTACCGGCTCGCCGCCAGTAAAAGCAGAAAATACGTCCACCCGCTCACCAGGAGCAGAAAAAAAATGAATCGCCCGATTTCCTTGATTAAATCGTTCACGGTTCCACCTCCTGCACCGCCTCGGCCTCTTGCTCCGACCACAACGGCGCCCAAATATCCTCGTCCAGCCTCAGCATGGGACCGCCGCACTCAATGCACAGGGCCGTGTAGTCGTCAACCCCGGCAATTCGGGAGTCCTCCTCTCCACAATCCACGCAGAGATATTTGTATAAGGGCATCACGACCTCCTTTTGGGGCCTGGTTTGCAACCCTGATTATCGGCGCAGACGTAACATGAGTGCTTCCCAGGTAAGGGGTTGAGTTCGGGTTTCTGGTTCGCTTCTGGGTGGATTCGCTGAACTGTGCTTTGCATGATCTTGACTCCAAGTTTTTAGATTTGAGCAAGTGCGCTCAAGAAGGTCCAGGAATCCGCCAGAACTCCCGAACCCCGTTCAGAGCCTTGCTTCAGTTAAAGGTCATCACCACCGTCGCCCTTCCCGGCTGCTCTCCATGCTTGGCGCTTTCGGATACTCCCCGGCCTACACTTCACCGCCTGGGCTACTCTGCCGGCCTTACCTGGGGTTTCCCTACGTCGCGCCGCCTCTGGTTCGCCTCGTTTCCGGTTTTTAGCTTCGCCACGGTTGCCGGGGCCGTGCTCCCCTAAATTGTCTCAAGATTCAGGCTCATCACCTTGGCGCTTGCCGCCAGGTCACTTTCGGTCGTGCCGCCTACCCGCAACTGCCAGATTCGATCTGGTTTCCGGGGGGAGCCTCGGGGCCGCTGGGGCCTCCTGCGCTCTATTTGCAATTTTTATGAGGCGCTACCCTCTACGGTTGTTATCCCGTCTCTGATTGGCTGGGGTCCGGTTTCTGCTTTTTTTTACTGGCCGCCGTGAGCCTGGCCACCCCCGCCCTGATTTTTTTGGTTTTTTGTCGGTTGGCGCTAACCTCCTGGTTTGATTATGATTGATTGATTGGTTGATTATAGGTTAGCACACGCTAATGGTTATGTCAAGTTTTATTTTGCGTCCGCTAATTTTTTTTTAATTCTCAGGGGGGGTTAATCGGAGCGAATAACGGGGGTGGTTAGCGAGGGGGGTGTACCTCAGACCACAAGACACATATCGAACTCAGGGTAAATCAACCCTTCACTGCTAGGAATCTGGCACAGGTACTCCGAAAGCCACGTCTGTTCAGACACCTGGCGCTTTTTGGTGATAGCGTTTTCAATCGAATAGTAGCCGTCTGCTTCCCGGGCCCGGCCCTGGCATTCGGGGTACAGATCGCACCCGGTGCATTCCCGACCCTTGCACCGCTCCAAGACGTCCAGAACACACCACTTGTAAAGCCGATAGCCCCGTGCCGGGGCCTCTTCTACGACCCGCTGCATAAGGCCGTAAGTCTTGTGCATGGTGCTGTAAATGTGGGTACTGGCCTGGTGCCCGCCCTTAGTCATCGGGGTTGACAGCGCCGCCTCATAAATCCGGGGGTCCATTTCGTCAATCTCATCGAGCTTGACTTTCTGGGGATGTGCGCCCCGGACGCTCTTGGGGGAGGCGGTAAGCAGGTTGATGCTTGAGAAGTTCTTCAGCACCATCGACCGGGTGAGCATTTCGCCGTCTTTGTCAGTTTTCCCCCGGCGCATTTGTTTGGCTGAGGCGAGCAGGTGATAGAAGTTTTCGTTCACCAGGCCCCAGCCATCCCCCCCGCCGGTCATGTGTTCGTACATGCGGTTGCTCTGCTCAAGGGACCCGGCCAGGACTTGGGTGGAGCAGCCCGCCTTGAATACCGTATCCAGCCAAGTCACCAGCGCCCCCAGGAGGGTCTTGCCGCCGCCCCGGTTCGCCCAGCAGATAGCGTTCAGGGTGCGTTCAAAGACGGCGTCGCAGAAATATTGGGCGGGGGAATCATGTTCGGGGCATACCTGGGCCTGGGGGATGCTGAGGGGTTCGCTGGCCTTCCCCTTAAACAGGGCCTTGACGAACAGTAGGAGCTCAGCGTCATTGGAAAATGGGTGCTGGCGATAGTGCTCAATCAGGCGGCGGTTGTCGGCGGTGAACATGGGTTACTCGGCTGCCGGGGCTTTTGGCGGCTTCACCTTCACCCCGAACCCGGCCAGCCCCTCAGCCCGGAAATACTTCTCTACCGTAGGGGCCAGGCCGCCATCAGGGGTGATGATCCCATGGGCCTTGAGCCGGTCAAACCCAGCGAGGGCAACTCCGGCGGACACATCGGCCAGATATGCCAGGCGGGTGAAGTCGAACCGGATGCAGGCCCAGGGGTCCGCCGGGGCATCCAGGGCCGGGGTGACATCCTCCCTATCCACCGCGGGCCAGGCGAGCGCCAACCGGTAGAGCGTGGGGGATGAGCGGATGAGGGCTATTTTGCGCATGGGGGGGCCTCGAAATTATTTTTCACTTACCTTCTCTTTTTTTCTTGACATTCCCGCAAACCGGGATTAATCTATATTTAACAAATCTACAGGAGGCATGACAATGAAAATTCAAATGATCACCGAATTGGCCGAGGGCATTTACCGCAGTGATCGGGACGCGTGGGCGGTCCCAGAGGAAATGGATGCCACCAGGGCAAATCTGGCCTACATGCTGGATTGGGCGGAATATCGGCGCATCGACACTCGGGGCTGTTTTGGTAACATCGGTCGGGGCGAAACCATCATCACCCTCATTACCGATGATGGAACCAAAATCGAGATTACTGAGGACAATGAAAACGAAATTTACGACATGATCTCCAATGAGGGCAGTTTGCACCGAGCGCAACTCTCGGAAATCACTGGTAACGTTTGGAACGGCAACAATCATCAGTTTTTTATCCCCCTGCGGAGCGAGCATTATTGCTCTGAGCCGGACATTAAAACCTATCCCTGGGGCACCATCACCTATAGGGTTGTGGACGAATGGCGGATGATCGACTCCGATACCGTGAATCCCGATTGGGTCATGTTGGCCTGGAATGATAATGGCGGCTATAATGACGGGGTACTCTCCAGAGAGCAGTTTGAGCAAATCCAGGAAAACCCCGACCCGTTTGATAAATTGATTGAAAAATTTACGGATGAGCAGAGTGAGACGGTGGCCCTGTTCTGCAAAAAATCTGATTTGGAACAGGTGAAACAAATCCTGGCCGCAATGGAGGCTGAAGATTAATATGTCTCCGGCTGACCTCAAAGATTTACGAAACTCTAAGGGCTGGCGGCAACAGGATTTAGCCGCCGCCCTGGGGGTCACGGTGCGCCGGGTGGAGGACTGGGAACAGGGATATCGCAATATCCCTGATTGGGTTTCTAAATTTCTTACCTGTCTGGAGGAAAAATCTAATGCCAGCAATCTATGAACCCCGTGGCAAGGCTAAAGAATATTCTCCCCTGGCCCTGAATCTCTACAAAGGCTGTTCCCATGCCTGTGTTTACTGTTTTGCACCATCTGCCACATTTACCGACCGGAAGAAATTCTCTTCTCCGGATTACATTCAAGCCCGGCCCGGCATCCTGACCGCACTGTTTAACGAAGCCCCAAAGATGGCCGGTGACCTTCGGGAAATCCTTTTGAGCTTCACCAGTGACCCCTACCAGCCTTGTGAGAAAACCAAAAAGATCACCCGCATGGCCCTGAAAACCCTCATGGAAAACAAACTCACGGCTACCATTCTTACCAAAGGCGGCTCCTGGGGAATCATCCGAGATATGGACCTGCTCAAGATGAACCCCCTCAACGCCTGGAGCGTAACCTTGACCCATGACGACCCGGTTGTCAGCGTGGAGTGGGAACCCGGCGCCGCTCTCCCGGCAGACCGGATTGAATCTCTCAGGATCGCCCATGATGCTGGTATCAAAACGTGGGTTTCCTTTGAGCCCGTCATTGACCCGGAAGCGGTGTACCGACTCCTGGATGCCACGGCCCCCCTTGTGGATTTCTTCAAAGTGGGAAAACTGAACTATCATCCCCTGGCCAAAGAAATTGACTGGCCTGGATTCCGGGAGAGGGCCATTGCCCAATTGGAAAGACTCGGGAAGCCCTATCTGATCAAAAAGGATTTGCGGGCGGCTCATAATAACTCCGGTTGCAAGCCCATTTGTTCGGCCAAATCCAAGGCTACGGCTATAAATGCCGGATTAATTTCTATTCCATAACAAATCCTATCTAATTTCTCGCAAGCTGCAAGGCTTGCACCACTTCCAAGGAAAGGATCAAAAACATCACCAATTCCACAGCAACCGATTAAACACCGCATCCAATCTAAAGGTTTACTATGGCTGTGGCCGCTTTCTTTGTGAACTTTCGTAAGTTGTTCACAGTAAATGTCAGCTAAGTGTTTGCCTCTTGGGTCTGATTTATAATTATATGTGCCGCGGGTATTGCTCACTGTTTTCGATTCTAATGGCTCCCCATAATGTGCCCCATCGAAGTTATATTTAGTAATATCTCCATACCACAAACAATATTTAGCCCTCTGTAATGGTCTATTTGGGGTGTACCAACATGCTTGAGCATCCCAAACAAATAACCAAGTAGGTATTCCGAATATTTTTATAGATTCCCCGATTCTTCTTGCATCGGTAAAAGCCAATACTGACTTATAATATTCGCAGTTATATTTTATAATTCCATTCATCTGATCCCATTCAGGATCAAAAATTAACGTATCTGGTTTATTATTTCCTAATAATAAATTAACATCGGATTGCTTATTACTATCTCCGCACGTAACCCTATGTCTCCCGACCTGCCATATCTGGCCCCGCTTCGTCCCCCACTTCTCCTGCAACTCCGCGGCCCGGTCAATCTGTGGGCCGGGGTCTTCCGGGGAAGGGTCGTTGCCCGCGCCGATTCCCATTTCCTCAAGCTCATCAAGGTCAAACCCGGTCAACCCCAAATCAAAGTCCATTTCCTCCAGGGCCTTGAGTTCGAGTGCCAGCGATTCGGGGAACCAGGCGCTTTCGGCGGTGCGGTTGTCAGCAATCCTGAAAAGTCTGACCTCACCAGGCGTGAGATTATCCGCCCGGACGCATGGCACCACCCCCAGGCCGAGCTTCTGCGCTGCTTCATAGCGCCCATGGCCCGCCACGATTTCATTTCCCCCGTCCACTACCAGGGGTACCAGGAAGCCGAAATTTTTGATTGACGAGGCGATCTTGTCCACCTGGCCGGCCGGGTGCGCCTTTGGATTGTTGACATAGGGGATCAAGTCCGCCACCGCCACCATTTCAGTTTTGAAATCCTTCAATCCCACCGGCTTCTTACTCATCCCCGCTCCCCTCCTTCCCCCCGGCCAGTACCTTGCCCTTGGCCCAAGCCCGCGCCTGAAGTTCCATGTAATCTCTCCGAATCTCCGGGTCATCGAACGGTATCCCGTCCTCTACCGACTCCGGCATTTTGAACACCGCCCCGCACTCTTGCAGGAGTTTCTTCATTTCCTTCAGGGCGTCCAGGGCTACCCTCGCCCAGCCCACGGCAACCGCGCTTCCGGGGTCCGACTTCCCAATGTTTTCCAGGGCATCCCGGTATAACTGTTTAAGGCCGACAAGGGTTTCCCCCAGGTGCAGCGCGCCGTCGATATGGTCAGCGAGCCACCGGAGGATGGCTTTGTAGCGCTTAATCAGGCGGTAAACCTGCTTCCGGTCGATACCAAGATATTTGGCGATCTGCACCTTGCTCATGTTTTGCAAAGTTAGCGAATAGACCTCCATCGCCAGATTATCGGTTTCTTCCCGCTTACCCATATGCCGTGCCGCTCCTCCCGGCGCTTGTGGACAGATTAAGTCTCAAATCAGTTTGTGCCCCGCCTTGCCCCGAACTCCCCCACACCCTACACATTGCATGGGCGGATCGCTCAGCGTGCTCTCATCGCCCCGTCCAGCCCTTGAGAAAGTAGCGCACCGCGTCACAGCTATGATGTGCCCCGATACCCGGCCGATGCTCCCGGTAGTCTCGCCACTCTTTGAACAGCCGGGCCGGGCAATGCCGGGAGAACACCAGTCCCGACTCGCCCCGGGTCATCTGCGCCGCCTTGAGCCACCGGCGCACTAGTTCATGGCCATCTTCTACCCGGCCCCCGGCCCCCAGGATTAAGGCCCCGAACACCTGAGAATATGAACGCAACGCTTCCGGCTTGGAAGGGTCGCCCCAGCCGCCGGTGAGTTGGCCGTAACCCCGGGCCTGGTGAATGGCCAGGGCCAGCTTGGCGTTTTCCTCATTGGTTCGCATCTCCTGATAGTGGCCGTAGAGCACGATCACCCGATCACCGTTTCCCGACGGCTGCACCCAGCCGGTGAAGTTGTTCCACCAGCCGAAATCAAGGGCCAGGAAGAGGGGCCAGTCGGGGCGGTAGTCAAAAACGGCAAGGTTGCGGCTCATTGGTTTGCCTGTAACAGGATTTTCCCACTCTTTGATTTCCCCACCCGGCGCCAGCCGGATTTGAGGAAACAGTAACCGGGGTTTGTAGAACGCACCTTCCTGGCATCCACGTAGGTAACGAAGCCGTCCTTGGGTGGCGGGCCGAAGAGCATCATTTTAGGTCTCCGGGTCTGAGTCCCAGCTTGTTCATGAAGGCCCCCGCTGCCTCCTTCTGGAGCAAGGTTTCCACCAAGTGATTCAGGGTGCCGTCGGGGATGATCAGCCCGTTGCCTTTGAGCACTTCAAAGCCTCCCAATACTGCCATGGTCGGAATGGGATGCGCCACGCCTTCAACTCCACGTCTTTGCTCGGATCGTATGCCATCAGATTCTGCCCTCCTTATGCGCCCACAGAAATAGACGCGCCAGATGCCGCATAACCTTGGCGGTGGGCACGATCAGTTCAAGGTCCTCGGGGTCCTGGTCGTAGATCGCATCCAGCTTATCCAAAGCTTTCCTCAGCTCTTTTACTTCCCGCTGTTCCCCATCAGACAGAACTACCTCAGCCATTACTTGACCTCCTTCAATGATTCACCCTATTTATTGTCACAACCACCTCACCCGCGGCGTTACCTCGCTCGCCAACCCCAAAACCAGAAAATGCAGTGCCCCAATACCGAAATTGTCCATATCCAAGGGCTTGTCCCGAGACGGCTTCCTGGGATTTTTCTCCGGCATCCGATAATGGAAAAACTCTTGCACCGTCCGGGGGCAGTCCTGGGAAAAACTGATCCCCCCGACAATGCTCTTCATAAGCACCGACCGCTTGGCCGGGTCGTGCTCCCCCTTGAATGCCGCCGCTATTGTTATTGATTGCCTCATCCTTTTGCCTATCAGATTCCGGGCCAGAGCCAGCTCATCCCGGCCCTCCACCGCCCACAACCGTTGCCGCCGCATCCGTTTGATAAACTCCGGCTCCTTGGGGTCTGCGAAAAACTTCCTGATGTTAAATTCTGCGGCCCAGGCCTTAGCAATAGGCAGGAGGTCATCAAAGTAAAAGCCCTCCTCATACAACTCCCGAAAGACATGAAGGTGGTCTGTTGGCGGCGGCGTGTACACGGCGACCAGCATAACGGTCGGGTTTTCGATTCCCCACTTCACCGACGCATAAAATCTGGGTTTTGGTTCTTCCACTCACCTACCCTTGGAGCGAACGGTAATAGTCGAGCGAATTAAGCACCCATGCCCCGGTTTCATCGCGCTTTACCGGGAGCTTGCCCGCCGCTATCAGCCTCCGCACCGTGCGCTCGTGCATCCCCAGGGCCTGGGCTATGACCGGCACGCCCCGCCAGAACTCGATCTTCTGGATTATGATGGTGGCGAGTGGTGGCCCTGGCATCAGAACAGCCCCCTCACTGGCAGGCCCAGGGCCTGCACGAAATCCCTTACCGACCGGATGAGCAGGTATGGGCAACCGGTGGCCTCAATGCGCTCTTTGATCTCAACTTGCTTTGGCCCCAGGTTTTTGCCGGGCGCCTTAAACTCAGTTGCGAAAGCCTGCCCCTGAAAAAATACTATCCGGTCGGGGGCGCCTGGCATTCCATAGGCGCCGCCAGGGATAGGGATAGAGAATCCCCCGAACGTTCGCAAGAGTTGGGAGCACGACCTTTTCAAGGCTGTTTCGGGTTTCTGAGGCTTTGCCATCCTTTCCCTCTTAGTCAATCTCACCATCATCATCCGAGTCGGCCCGCGGTGCCCAGCGTAACCCCTGGGTCCGACACTCCTCATCGGCTAGGCAGAAAGGCGGCTTCCCGGGTTCCAGGGGTTTAATCCATTTGGCGCAGACATTCGGGTTAATGGCGCTTGGATGAAAAAACCCGCATGTCGCCGGTTTCATTGGTTTGCCTCCTGGCCTTCTCTTGACGATAGAGCCTCATCACGGCCTGCTCATAAGCTCGGTTCAATCGTGTAGGATTATACCGTCTCAGCACCCGGAGCTTATCCTGGCCCCGAAGCGCCTTGACTCCGATCTCGACGTTGACAAACGGATTGTCAATAGGCCAGCGCCGCAGAAAGTCCCGATGTAAGCCGAACGGCCCATAATATTTGCCCGATCGTCCCAGGGGTCCGCACCGGAGCGCCGGGCCCCCTGGCACCCCAGATTCCACCCGGGCAACCGCCAGAGCAAATTCCGGCTCCACCCCATAGTGCAGGGAGCAGACCCGCATCCAGGCCAACAGAAGCGCCATAGCCAGGCCGGTCATGCCTCCTGCCTCCAGGCTTGCTTGAGTACAAAAATAAGGGAATTATATACTTTAGTCCCTATTTGGTTCTTCATCCTTGGAATCCTTAGCCTTTTTGGTTTTAGGCTTGGGCTTGTAGGCCAGCACCTTATCCACGATTCTGTTCAAGATTTTGGAAGGTCTTTTCATGTTAAAGCCCACATTGGCAGGGTGGATAAGCCAGTTCCTCGAAAAGGAAGGCATCTGGCTCATTGATGATTTTCGACAAAGTATTGGTTGCCACTAAAAATTTACCAGAGTTTTTTTCAATCTCTACGGCTTTGCAGAATAGATCGGGATGCAATCTGCGTAATTTCCTAAATTCGGAAACCCGTTGAAAAGGGCAAAACCAACAACCTGACTTTACTGGAACCGGCAATCCATGAGATTTAATGATTTCTATACAACCGTTCCGGTCTATACCATCTTCGATCAAGGGGAAACGGTTCTCAGTTCCTTTAGTGCTTGATAATTTTGCTCTATGTGATTCTCCTGCGTCTATGCCCATTAAGACAAAACATGGAGTTTGGAAATAATGAAGCAACGGAATAACCTTAAAATTGGCTGTACACCATCTTTGCGTGCGATATGGAATGATTTTCATGTCAATACAATAATCATAAAGATTATCATAAATCTTTCTTAAAGATTCCCTAACATATCCTGGCTTAATAATTGTCACCGGATATTTATTGCAGAACATTTCAACATATTCTTTTGTTTCGGGCCAATCACACTCAAGATCGACATAGACTGCCTCAAAATCTACGCCTTTATCTTTCTGGTCAAGGTACAGAGCGACCGAATTAACCCCAAACCCCATGCTGATATAGTTTTTCATGGGGCCACCAGCCTTTCAACCGAACTCCAATTATTGTCCGGCGGGTTGGTGGATATCGGTTCCGCTTGCCCCCCGGGTCCTGCCCCCCCGATGCTCTTAATCCAGGCCTCAAATCCCACATGACGCCCAATTACATACCCATCAGAATAGGCATCTTCCTCCCGGCCAGATGATAAAAGCGCCAGGATATTGCCGCCCAAGATGAAGCCTCCGAACGCCGCCAATGGAATCCAGAACCAGCTAACCATGATTATTCTCCTTGCCGCTCACTTGACCATGACGCCAAGCGCCTGAAGCCCCTTGGGGCCCTGGCCCAACTCGAACTCAACCGAGTTCCCCTTGTAAAGGGTCCGCCGCCCCTTGCCGTTACTGGCGATCCCGGAATAATGCACGAACACGTCCGGCTTGCCTTTGCGCTCAATGAAACCAAACCCCTTAGCGTCGTTGAACCATTTCACAATGCCCGATTCTTTCAAAGCGTCCCTCCTGTCGTTTTGTGGTTAAATTTCCTCTCCCCTCCCCCACCGCCATAGCGCCGCCGCCCAAAACCCCAGCAAAAACACCACCGTCAGCACCGCCACGATGAGCGGCGACAGGATCGCGATGGCCACATCCAGGGGGCCGGGGCAGTCAATCTTCAATGGACACCTCGCACAGCATACCCATCTCCCCCGCAATTCGCTTCTGGCTCATTTCAACGTAGGCCGCTTCTTTATCAATCCCCACGCTGTCAAACCCTTCCTTGGCCGCAGCGATGAGGGTGCTTCCACTCCCGCAGAAACAATCCAGCACCAGGCCCCCCGGCGGAGTCACCAGACGCACCAGGTAGGTCATGAGGGACAGGGGCTTGACCGTGCTATGGGTATTTCTTGAGGGCTTCCAATTTTCGGCGTCGCTTATTACTGACAGCATTTCTGACACAGCAAGACTTACACCATGGGCTAATTCCGCTTGGCTTCCGTTGGTAATATTCGGTTGAGACTGGCTTAATTTCGCCGCACTTCCGGCAAGGCTTCCACCACTCTCCGTCTCTGAGTTCGCACCCGCTATGCAGTCGTTTATGAGTGAGGGTGTCAATAAGTTCAAGATTTGTGATGTCGTTATTTTGCTTATCAAGGTCTTTATGGTGGATAAAGAACCCGACGGGCACTGGCCCATAATGCTTTCGCCAGACTCGCCTATGCTCCATGTCACGGTTGATTCTGACATAACCTTTTGCAGTAATTCCACCAGAACCATACCCACGCCTTTGCATAATACCCCTCCTATTTTGGGTATATTATACTTGACGGTATAGGTACTGTCAAGTCCTTTATTTCTTTCCGCCGGTGAACTTTTGGCCCAGTAGAAGAAGCGGGCGGCGGAGCCGGTGTTCGATTCATGGTTTGCCCGAGTCTCGCCAGAAGGCGCACCCATTGAAAACCCGTTATTCTTATAGGTGTAGGGTTTCTTCATGGCCCCGGACGGCCTATTCCCGGATTTCTCAAACTCCGCCAGCACCTCATCAGAGCCGTCGTGAATCACGTTGGCGGGCCAACGGCCGCTTGAAATATCGTGTTCTTGTTTATATTTTCTCATTACCCATAACTTGCCTCCGGGAGCAGATATTTTACCTTTTAAGTTTGGCCTCGCCGTATGCTCCGCATCCTCTTTAGAAACCGGGATCATGCACCCCGCCACGTTTATCGCCCCGGCCCCCCACTTGAGCACGTTCTGAATGATCGTGCCCTCTGGGGGCTTCCGGGCCACCACGATCGGCTCATGCGCCGGTTTCAAGGCCGTGCCCCAGCCGTCCCATTGCCGGGCGAGGTCTGTGGCCGGGACGGTCGCCTCATTGCCATTCGCATGCGGCCAGAGATTTCCTATCGGCCCAAGATTTTGGCGGGTTTTCCCATCCTTATAGCGATCAGTCCAAACTTTTTCAGTCCGCTCCGCCCCCGCCGCCTTGTCAATCGCCTTCCCAACGTCCAGGGATTTAGGAAACCCGGAGCCAAAAATCCATTGCAGTTGATCGCGAATTTGAAACCCGCCGTCCTCAATGGCGCAGGCTAGCCGGTGATAAGTCCGGCTGCCCCCAAAGGCCAGCAGGTGCGCCCCCGGCTTCAAAACCCGCAGCACCTCCCGCCACATCTCCACCGAATAGGCGATGCCGGTTGAATCCCATTTCTTGCCCATAAAACCTAATTCATAAGGCGGATCGCAGACGCAGGAGTCAAAGTGATTGTCGGGGAATTTTCCCAGCCCCTCCAGCACATCGGCGTTTATCAACTGGACTTTCATACCAATCCTCTCAGGCCGGCGGCGGTCAGGGGAAGTCATTGCGCCAGATCCTCGAACCGGAAAAACTCTTTCTGAAAGGCCAGCTTCACCTTTCCCGTCGGCCCGTCTTTGTGCTTGTCCACGTCCAATTCGGCAATACCCCGCACCTTATCGTCATTCGGCTTGTCCTCCTCCTCCCGGTAAAGAAACATGATCTTGTCAGCGTCAAATTCAATGGCGCCACTTTCCCGCAAATCCGACCGCTGGGGCCGCTTGTTCGTCCGCTCGGCGAATTTGCGGTTCAGTGCCGACACCGCCAGGACCGGGATGTTGAGCTCTTTGGCCAGCGACTTGAGGCCCCGGCTCAGTTCAGCCACTTCCTCCTCCCGGCTCCGGCCCCGCTTCAAGGGCTTGGCAAGTTGCAGATAGTCCACCACCAGGAAGTCAAGCTGGCCAGCCTTGCGCTGGTTCCTGGCCCGGGCCCGTATCTCAGCAATGTTCAGCGAGGGCGTATCATCTATCCAGATCGGCAGGCCCTCTACCTGCTCCCTCAGTTTGACAAACTGCACCCATTCGCTGGCCTGAAGGCGCCCCTGGTTCATCCGGTGCCCGTTGATCCGGCCGATGATGGACATGAAGCGCCGGGTCAGCTTCTCCTTACTGGTTTCCAGGGTGATAATGCCGGCATGGGACCCGGCCGCCGCCACTTTGAGCATGAAGTTGAGCGCCAGGGCGGTCTTGCCCATGCTAGGGCGCGCCGCCAAGATGATCAGGTCCCCAGGCTCCCATGAAATCAGCCGGCCCAGGTCAAGGTAGCCCACCGGAATCCCGGTTGGTTCCTTCTCGTAAAACTGCTGCTCCACTACTGAGCTTTGTGTCTCCACCATCGTTTGGAGAGACACCGCCTCGTTTTCATGGGCGCTGCCGGTAGAATCAAGAATCTCTTGGGCCGCAGTCTCTAAAAATTCTGAGACGTTTTCCTGAGGGCCAAAGGCCGCGCCAGTCACCGCCTGCGTCTTGTCAATGAAGCGCCGCAGCCTCGCCTTGTCCTTGACCACCCGGGCGTAATATTCGGCGTTGGTGGCAAACCCCACCTGCTCACTGAGCCCGGCCAGGAACACCGGCCCCCCCGCCCCCTCCAGCTTTCCCCGCTCTTTCAAAAGGGCGGTGACGGTCACTAAATCCACTGGTTTGCCGCTGTCCCGCAAATCCAGCATGGCCTGGTAGATGTTGCCATGAGCCTCCCGGTAGAAGTCGGCAGGAGTAATAAGCACCGCCACCAGGTCCAGGACCCCCGGGCGCACCAGGATGGCCCCCAACACCGACTGCTCGGCCTCGGGGTTGGCCGGCGGCGTGTAAGCCGCCGAAATTGGCGTGACGTTATTGGGCGCTGGCAGTTGCTTGACTGGCTTGACTGGGCTCATTTTTAACCTCGTTTACCGGGTGAAGACATTTGCAGGTGTCGTACTTGTTAGGGGACCCGGGGGGCGCCAGGACAGTTCCCTTGCCGCCGCAATAGGGGCACCGGGGGACTGGCACCAGAATATCCTTGGGTTCATCCGGGGGGGCATTGGCCGGAGGATGCCGGGACCCGCCGTTGCTGTTTTTGATGGCGTCCAGCTTCTCACGCATCTCGGTTCGGTTTTTGAGTATCCAGTCAAAGCTGCATCCTTGCCACCTGTCCCGGTGGCTATGCCAGGATGAAAGCGAGATGTCGTCAAAGAGCGACTCAAACCAGGCTATGTCGGGATGCTCTTTCCAGGCTGCTTTGATTTTCGGTTTACGCTTGTCGGTGAGTTCGGCTTTGGGTAGCAGTTCGGGTTTCAGGGTGTTCCATGCGTCGATGATTTTTTGAAAGGGGGTAAGGGGGTTCTTTCCTTTACTCTCCTCTACTTTACTTTGTGTACTTTCTGGGGTAGAAATGTTGGCGCTTGTGGTATTTCTGTCGCAGATATGTTCATTTCTGTCGCAGTTAAGTGGTTTTGGCTTGGTTGGTAGATCTCTTTTTCTCTTGCGATAAACCTCCGCTAAGTTGTCAATTAGGGCCTGGCACCATATAATTTTGTGGTTTTTCCATAGGTCGGCGTCAATATTCCCCAGATTGGCGAGAAGTGATAGCATTTCTGTCGCAGAAATGTCACTTACTCGTGATCGGGCCACAAAATATTGCCAGTCGGTTTCGGCTGCTGCGTTGTAAAAATGGTCCTCTGTAAACGCCAAAATTTCTAATAATTTGAACCAGAAAGCATACCCGTCATTCCCGTATTTCCCTTCAAGAATGAATAGGGTTTTCCCGGATTTGGCGACGTGGGGAAAATATTCCACGGTGTTGGTTTTGGTGCGCGCCATATTACCCTCTCACCCTAACCTTCCTGCAACAGTTAAGACAAACGAACCAGGCGTGATACCGAACGCCGTAGTGGATGGCGCTGCAATGGCAGCGGTAGTAGTATTCGATGTCGGGGCGCGGACGGGTCAAAATAGTGTCCTTTGGTTTCGCTGGTCCAGAGTTTTGGTGTCTTCAAAGAACATGGCCTGGGCCTCGGTTGGGGGTGGTTCCTGGATTTTAGGGTCAGTTTGGTTTGCAGTTGTTCCATTAATGGAGCTTTTGGGATTTCCACCATATACCCGGTAAATTTCAGACCACACTTCGCGCCGGGGCACAAAAATACATTCACTGGTATAAAATCCATTTCCTTGCGGTGTTCGTTGGGTGGCTTTTCTAAACATTTTTATCCACCTTTGCCAATTATCAACAAAAACCTTGCATAGCATTGGGAATGGCACGAGACACCATCTTCCACTATCCATCCACAACCACAAAATATAATCGGTTTGTTTGTCTACGGATCGGGTCCACCCGATTATTTGCTTTTCAACTACTGAAAAAGTTTCCAAGGCTAAATCATCACCACCATTTGGCTTTAAGGAAAAATCTTCTTCTCGTACCTTAACGTCTACGCTTAAAAATTTTCCGGTGGCGTGTTCAATCCACCAATCAGTTCCATGTTTGTCATTTTTAAGATGCGCTGGAATTACTTGCAGTGCTCCAGGTATTTGGGCAAGCAATATCTCCTTTATATTTTTCGATTGGCTGTGGCCATGGCTTAACCCCAGCCGATCCTTAAAGTCGTATGTTTTAGGTGACAAGGGTCTCTCCAAAGATAATCCAACCAATCCTTTCTTTCCGGCCAAAAATATCAAGATAAGGACCTGGACTGCATGATTCTATTAGTTGATAGAACTCATCTGGCTTTGAACTGTGACCATGGCGGGGGCGAGGTGCGTTAAAGAAGGTTCCCACATCTTTTCGTTTTAATGACTGTGAACCCTTAACCCCGAAAAGAATATGTTCAGTTTGCCCGCGGAAATAGTTACCCATTCCATAATGATCTTTGCACCATGTTAAGCAAGTGATATACCTGAATCCCCACTTCTCTAACAAGCCGAACCCTTTTGGTAACGACCGATTTGTTATCCATAAATATAAATGGCAATCAATGTCAGCCTTTTCGCCTACAGGGAAATCATAAAGCTCTTCAAGTGACATGGTGGCATAATCTGGCTTTGCTCTCCCTAGTTGGTTTACATCTCCCTCGTCTCCCCAATCCCATGGAGGGTCAATCACGATGGTAGCGAATTTTCCAATTACAGAGGCCAACTCAGGCATTTCGGTTATAACCTTGCGGTTTTCTTCTCGCCGGGATTCTCGTTTGGCTTCCTTGACCTCCCGCTTTGCTTGCACCTTGGATTTGTCACCATTGATTACTTGAGATTTGATCTCATCAGGCAATTTTGCTAAAAATTGCGCCTCCGCAGCTTCCTTTTTGCTGACGCCGATCTCGGCCAGGGTGGGGGCTGCCTTGTCTTTTTCTGGCAGTACCGTGGGGGTACCGCCAGAAGTTTTCCCTTTAAGTTGTCCCTTAACCCCCTTCGCCCTTTCGGTGGCGGCCAGCATTTCCCCCATTTTGATTTCAGCCTGAATAGCATAACTGCGGGCCGTTTTTATAACCGTCTCTCCCATGCCTTTCCGCCGCGCCCAGTCGGCGGATGTCAGAAACAAAGATTTCAATTCTACGCATTTTTGAATAGTGTCGGCCTCTGCCAACATCATCGCGGCCTTTTCTATGATAACCAGTGATGAATTACCCATCTATTTCCTCTCCATAGCCTTCAAAAGTTCTCGCAGCATCTCCACCGGCTCACCCAGAGGGATGAGTGCGAACCCGAACACCCGGGCCAGCTCATGCAGAATAAAAAAATCCCGCGTCTCCGATAAGAGCGGGATCAGATCGGCCAGGTGAAGGTTTTGTGATTCCTCGCCGGTGTTGGCCTTTTTATAAAGCGAGGATTCCGAGAGCCCCATGGCATCGGCAATCCGGCTAACGGTGATCCCGGTGGACCCGGCATTGAGCAATGTCCGGGATAGCCATCCCTTGACGAGTTCCCGGCGGTTCTGGATAACGTCAGCTAATTCATCCATGTGTGTCTAAGTTCAAGTGAATTTTAGGATAGGGGTGTTTTCCCTTCCCGGTTATGGTTTAAGCAGGAGAACCAGTGAGCCAAATCTTGTAAATATTTACCCATTGCAAAATAACCCTTTGGGGACTACGATTCCGGCCATGAAAATCTCAGTCACCTTGCACCCCTGTATCCGTTGTCTGGCCACCTGCCCCCACTGCAAACACCTATCCAGAAACAAACGCGTCCGCCAGGCCGAAGCCGCCCTGAAAATGCTCAAGGCGATGTTTCCGGGGCTGGCGCCGGAGGGGGAGGGGGAGACATAGTTGCATAACACCAGTTATCTCTCATAGGGGGCGGGCTGGGGTAGTCCGTGGATTTTCTCCAGCTTCGCAACCTTTTCTGGCCACAGGTCGGCAAGGGTGACCTCTCCGTTGGTAGCTAAGACAGCCTCACAGGACAAATCAAACCCGAGGCGACGCCCCGTAGAGAGACCGCGTTCCCAGGCCAAATGCAGACATATAGATGATCCGGGCAACTTATTTTCACTGGCCCAGGCGGTGTACGTGATGCGATGCTTTTCAAAATATTCATATAGTTTCATGGCAAAATAGTTAGCACCCACTAACAGCCTTGTCAAGATATTTTTTTGCCCGCGCTAATTTAGTTTATGCTAAGGTTTGATCATGACAAAAGCTGAGATAGCCGCCCAGAAATTTTTAGCCGATTACGAGGAGGCGCTAAATAGATATGCAGCCCGGGGGCAGAAACTAAATTATCTGGCGAAGCAGGCTGGAGTATCGGCCCCTACGGTTACTGATCATAAAAAGGGAAATAAATTGACAGCGCCACAGTTCAAAATAATTTTCCAGGTAGCCTACGCCCTTATGGGAAAATCGCCTTGTAAGTTGACTGTTGAGCCGGAGCAGATTGGTATAGCCAGGATTTCCCAAGCCATGGACAAAGACGAGAAGGGCCTTATAATGAAGCTGGCAGACGTGATATTGAAAGTTGCGGATGATGGCGATTTAAAATATATTGAAGCCCCGATAATCCTGCTTTCCAGGAAATTAATCCAACCCCCATACCAAACAAAAATACTGGTTCTTAGAGCATCCAAAAAAAATTAGCCTGTGCGAAAAAATATCTTGCACTTTGGTTTAGCGTGTGCTAACCATAACTCATGCACTCCCCCCCGACCCCCGACCCCACCCCTCAGGCTAAAAACCGCCTGAAAATCGGCGTTACCCCTGGATCATCGGGATCTGGTGAGATGTAGGCTACTTCAATTTCCAACCGCCTCCTGCGCTGCTTTGTTCCAGCATTTTAACCGGGGAAACTGGTCAAACCCACCAGCCCTTAATCCTGCCCTAGTAGCTAACAACAATTCAACCCGGCTGGCCTTGGGGTTAGCCTGGAAAGCCTGAATCCAATACCATGTAAAGGCCCCGTGGCTTCCGCCGTTTATCCAAGCATCTGCGCTTTCCTGAGCCTCTGAGCAAGCTGTCCACATGATGATATTGGAGTTGAGCCCTTGGTTCATGGCACTGTTCGATAGACGGAGCACCTTGTCAGTATTACCCGGATTGTGCATATAGCGGTTGCGCGTCGGATGGTTCTCAAAAGCCCTGTCCATCCCGCCACTGTAACAGGTATCCAGCCAGACCTCCACGGTGCAGGTTAGCGGCACTTGATTCAATAAGGCCCGCAACTCCTCATCTTTGATGATAGTGTTTGGGTTCCAGTCCCCATCTTTTTCATCGGTGTCATAGCAGCACAAGGCTTCACCCAGCCCGTCTGCTTCCTCTGGCCTGGGGTAATGAGTGCCGTGAGCAGAATAGGAGAAGCCAAGGTAAGATATCCTACCTAATTGGGATTCATTCACTAATTTCTGTAGGCAATCCCAAACCCTTTTTTTGGTGGCCCGAGAATCTTTTAAGAATGCTTTTCCGACATCATCCTTAAACAAGGTGGACATCGCTTCCGCATCCGCCACGCACCCGTTGAGGTCGTTGCCTGGACGGAGAAAGTGGTTTATGCCTACTGCCAGAAAGTCCTTCATTATTTTCTCCTCGCTTTCAATCAACTGGACACCGGCAGAAACCTCATGTCTGCCAGCACCCGGGTCGATGTAACTTCACTTTTTCAGCAAATTTCTTAGCGGCGAGTATTCAGGCAATTGCCATACCAGAACCGCGGCGGTGCTTTTGGCAGCCCGAGCCTTAGCCGTGCTGACATTCGCAGCATCCACAGCCTTGAATGCCTCAGCTAACTCTGTTAAGAGAAAGCATCCGCCGGCTGAAATCGTAGTCAACACGGCAGACGCCTTGACAATCCCGAGAGCCGGGTAGAAAATTGCACCAGCGGCCTGTGCTGCATCCAGGGCCGCAAGCATAGTGGTGGCTGTGGTTTGTTGTTCTGGAGTCGGCGCACAGACAAAATCGATAGCTGACTGCCCCCCGGTTGAAAATTTGCCAAATCCAGCACATCCCGCGAAGAGCAGGGCCAGAACCACGCCGATAACCATAAGTCTTTTCATGGTAAGTTCTCCTTTACTTGTCATAGGTTAATTGGTCAATCCTTCTCTCCAAGGCATCAACATAGTCCTGAAACTCTGCTATATAGCGTATTCATATTCCATTTACTGTTCCTTCTTTGCCGCTACCGGGCCAATAGTAACAAGCCGTAAGATGACCATGATAGCGCTCACGATGTATCCCTGAGTAGCAGGGTCGATAACAAATCCATATTTAGCCTGGACTGCCGTTGCAACTGCTACAATAACTGCAGCCCAAAGTTGTTTTGATTGCCACCAGATAGTTGGATTCATTTTACACATCCTCATATTTAACATCAGGAATTAAAATGCCGTAATCCCAACTTGATAAGTATCCAACCTTGCCATAAGCAACTCCATCATCGCTGTTCTGAGCGCCTATGGTACGAAGACCATCACCAACGCTGAATACGATATGGTGACTTCCTTGTCGATAACGCAGGAGAATAGCCCCAGGAGTCTTAGCAGCTTGTTTAATAGAGATGGTTTTAACGATCCCCTTCTTTACATCGCTGGCCCATGCCCCGGTCCAAGGATCAGGATTGTCAGAATCACGATCCAGAGCACCATAAATTTTCCCGGTCTTTTGCTTTACGACCCAAGTAACATTCTCAGCACAATCCCAGGGCCCATGCCAGTCAGGGTCGTCAAGGTCTACATCGGCTCCATAGATGTATTCTTCACCAAGCCGAGTTATGTTAAGATCAATAAAATCTTGCCCGATAACCATTTTACCTATCCTCCCCTGGTTTTTAAGCCAGTCTGGTTCCTGGCTCATTTCTCCCTCCGACCTTCTCTGTCAAGCCTGATCTTTTGATAGGTATCTATCCTGGACACATCCTCACAGAGCTTTTGGAATTTGTCATTGGTAGATCGTAACTGCACAGACAATTCAGATAATCTCTCATTTATGAGTTTATCCCCTGTTTCTATCTTATTATTTATTCCCCAAAATCCAGCTGTCAGGAGTAATATATTAAAACCTCCCAAAGCAGCCAAGATGGTATTGGTTAAACTCCAAACTCTCGGTTCAGTTTCATTAGGTGCCATCAATTTACCCTCCCCTGGTCTCACTCAATACCGCCCTGGTAGCAGGGGCGGATGTTCGCACTCATAATTTATTATGCCAGTCCATCAGCACTTCCCCCATCCGGCTCAGATAATTGGTCACCGCCCCATGATCGAACCGCTTGCAGGAGGACAGGTTCACCCGGGTGAACCCATGCGCCGGCCAGGTGGAGATTACCAGCCATGATTCCACCAGAGGTTGGTAAACCTGGACGCCAACTCCGCCGCCGCCCGCCTCACTGGGATAGTGCCGCACATCGGGGGGGCCGTCCGGGATCATGCCGACAAAATAAATGAGTTGCCGGGAGAGGTTGAGTACGCCCTGCAAGGTGGGGACCGCCTTGATGCGCCAGCCCGACTGACACTCTTTTTCGCCCAGGACTTCGGGGTAGGTCATCCATTTGGCCCTCCTGTGCTATGCTGTTCTCTTCCATAAAACACAATCAGTAACCCATAACTCAATGCGCCTCACCCCCATGTAACTGCTCCCCCAACCATCAGCAATTTTTAGTGCATAATAGCGATATGCTGCACCATTGGGGACAACATTAATAAATTTAGGGTCTGCCTGGTCAGCAGCTATGTGCTGCTCAAACTGAAAAGCACCGCCTATTTGAGTCCAGCCAGTATCAATATTGTAGGTTAATTCGGAAAAAGCAGCGGCGTCATTACTACCCCATAATGTAAAATTCTTAGCCCCGGCGTCGAGGTCCCCACCATATTTGTGAGCATTTTCGTAGTAAATTCTGGCAATTACTAACGGTGTTCCTAAATCTATGTGGAATCGCTGGTTAGTGGTCCACCCGGGTCCGGCCAGCCACTGGTTATAGTTCCAATCACCTGTTAGGGATTTAGTTGGATCGGTCATATAATAAGGATGAAAGTTGGTCGAAAAATATGATGTTGCTTTAACATACGTATCGTTTTGAGCTGGAGGATATACAGAGTTAGAATTTACGCAAATTAAAGGCGCCCACGTTCCATATCCTAATTCAACAATGGTGCCTTGATTGGTATAGACGCTATTCACCGGGAAAGCCTCACCACCCCCCCCGCCGCCCAGAATCCGCTCATCGGTAATCATGTCGTTGGTGATTACCGTGCTGGTGGTTTGCAGAAGCACTTGGGCCACAGGCAGTTTGCCGGTCGTGATGACTGGGGGCGAGGGGGTATCCGCCTCCTCACCGGGAATCACCGATACCACGCCGGTGGCATTATCGATCACCAGCCGATCAATCCGGGGATGCGTAGTGGGGGCGGTAATCGTCCCGGTGCTCTGGGCCGCCTTTTCGACTATGGCCCCGCTTACCCACAAGGCCCCGGCGTCCAGGCGCACGGTCATGGCAGGAGTATCCTCCTCATGGGGGGCGAACATCTGGCCGATCCGGGCCAGGGCCATGATCGAATTGTCGATGGAAGTTTTATAGACGGTGCCAGTCTGTGTCTCAAAATTGGGTTGTTCAAAAGTCCCGACAGCCATTTCATTTCTCCTTGATGAACAGTTCAGCCTTTTCCACTTCAATCTTTGCGTCAGCCTGGGCCAATGCTTTGGGATGTATTAGGTCGGCTGTCCCTGCTTTGATCCCCACGGCATTTTCCACTGCAATTAGCCGCCGTTCCAACCGCATAATAAGATCAACCATGTTTGCCATTAAATTGCCTCTGACAAGTCTATTACTGGCTGAAATCTGGTCAACCGCACCACACCCACTGTGTTGTCATTCGCTACCTGGGCCTTGACATATCTCGCAGTCAGGTAGCCGATGGTCCAGGGATCAAACCCGTCGTATCCTCTCTCTGGGGGTGATCCGGTGTCGAGACTATAATCCACTTCCAGACCTGGACTATTGCTCCCGCTCTCCCCCGGCCCCAAGTTGCTGATAATTCTGTTGTAGGCCCTAACTGCCTTATCTGCCCCCAGATCAATTTCCGGGGCTAAGTAGGATGACCCCGGGTAGGGATCAACCACGTAATGGTCAAAAAGCTCAAAATTGTTAGCATTCGCCAGGGCCTGGTCAGCCGGGTTCAGGTTTCCGGTTATGGGATTCCGTACATAATTGGTCAAGGTCCCCGCCCAGAGAGGCCATTGCTCTATTTGACTCAAGATTTCATAGAAGGAATAGACTTGGAAGGTTTTCCTCGCCTCTGTCTCGCTGTAATTCCCGCTGGTGTCAATGGCTTTGATGAGAAAATCCCAGGATCCTGGGGGTACTTCCGTGGTGGTAAAAGTAGAACCTTTAAAGGTGCCGTTCAGGGTGAACGCCTCACTCCATGCACAACCGATTTCTCCGCATCGAATTTCGTACCCAGCCAGGTCTAAATCGGCACCCCATGTCCAGGTTGCCGTAACTATCGTCTGCACCTGGTAAACGTAGAATCCGGTCACATTCGTTGGCGGAGCAATCTTCCCTTCCACCACCTCGGTTTCGGTAGCGCCCCAAGGTCCACGGGAACCATCTTTTTTGACGTAGCGCAGACGGAAGTCGTAGGAAACCCCGTCCTCTACGGGCAAAATGGAAATTTCCCAGTCAAACAAAGGACTCACCGGCATGGTGATGGGAGCAGCATTGCTATCTGTAGGCCAGTATTGCGCCTCAACTCCGGTAATATTTGCTTTCAATGCCCCCGGGATGCGCAGGGAGATTAAGATGCGGCTCCGCAAAGTGCCATCGCTGTCCCGCCACAGGACCGTGCCGTCTGAACGCACCCAGGCAATATCTGGCACCCACCACTCCGGCGGGATAGTTACCAAGGGAACGTGGGCCGGGACTACCCCCACATCAGCCAGGTAAATTGCCTCATCATAGGACTCCGCCGTAATCCTGGCGCCGAGATCATTGTTTGGCCGGAGTGATTTCAGCAGTAGATCAACCGCCTCCTTCCCCGCCTCGCCGAACATGAATAGGTCGCCTACCGCCGGCCAATAATTTTTAGGAGGGGGCCCGGGATCATAAGGCGGGATAGGATCAACAAACGTAAGTTCTTTGGGATTTCCTGGGGCCGTGACAACGGTGCAAAGTACACTGACATTGTTACTCAGGCGGAAGCGGATGGCGTAATCAGTCCCCTCTTCCATGGGACACTCAGCGTCTAGGATCACACCCGCCAATAATCCCGTTTCTACAGGAGGATCTCCGATTGTCTCCATAATCAGGGATTTCACCCGGCCCCATGAAGACCCCGCCAGAATCACGTCCTGAGAAAACTTGAACCTGTCCCCCCGCCGGGCCACCAGTTGGTCCAGGTGCGCCTCGAACTGGTGGGTGATAAATCGTAACTTGAGCTGTACCCCGTGGAACCGGGCATGTTTAAAGATCAGATCAGGATGCGTTACCCCCAGGATCGGCAGGGAAACGAAGATCGATGCCAGGGGTAGGGTAGGAGCCGGGTTGCCCCAGGCATCGACTTTGTCGCCATTAGCGTCCAGTAAAGCATAACCGTCCAGGAGCACTAGGCGCTCATCGTCGGCCCAATCATTCAACTCGTTTTTGAAGGCGCAGCGCCAGCAGTGGACCTTATCCGGGTACACAATCTGGAAAGAATAGCCCTTGCTATTCCGGGGCGTGAAAGCCGGGCCGATGGTGAACTCTTGAGGCTCATCAATAATGAGGCTCCTCTTAGAGTCAAGCCAACTGAGGGAAGCCCGTCCCGCGGCGCATATTTCGGCCCAGATCTCTTCCCAATCCACATCATAATCGACGATCTTGTTATATTCCCAGCCCAGATCGATGCAATATCCATGGAAATACTTCAGTTGCTCAAGATCAATTTCATCGGCGGCGTAGGGGTCCTGGTTTTGCAGCCCCTGGCATAGTTCCCGCAAATGGCTGGCCGGGTTCTGGGTAATCCGAGTGATCCAGGTTTCGGTTCCTGCATCCCAATCTGGTTCGATGCCGGAACAGATCCCGGAGAAACGATCCACGGTGCCACTGAGTTGGTTGCTGGATTTGATGCGCATCACGGTAAGCGCACAGGGCACCGGCGGCTGAAATGGGTTGGTTTTCCAGATGCTGCGCAGGGCCGTCCAATAAGAGGTGGATTGAGAAAAAGAGTCGTCCAGCCCGGGACTTACGCGAGTTACCCGGACATCATAGATGACATCAGGATCAGCGCCGGAATTTACATCCCAGCGAAAACCCCGGCGCACCGCCGCATTGCTGGCCGCCGTGATGGTCAAGGTCGTGGCGGTTATCCAACTCCCAGAACCGGAGACCCTATATTCAATCTTGATCACTACGGTTTTATCGCCTCGGGCGCCGGAGTGTGGGTCATTGGCAAAGAGACTGGGAAAACTGACGTCAATCGAGATCGCCCGGGGGCCGGCATGAGTGGTTCGCACTACCGGTTCGCCTTGTAACAACTGGATTTGCTTAACTGTCGGGTCCTCGTAAATACTGTTTGTATATAGGGTTAAATCCCCAGAGCCAAAGATGATGATAGCCGTCTGCGCCCCATTCCCGGCCTCGGTGGTGGTGGCTGTGCTGGTGGTGTAGGTCAAGACAAGTGCAGTTACCACGGAAATTGGGTAGGAGGTGTTATTGGTCTCCGTGGTACATCCCCCCAGGGTCAGGGTATCCCCCACCTTGATCCCGTCTACCAGCCATGAGCCGGAAGTCCGCGTCAGGGTCTTAGCCGTGACATCAATAGCGATGGTCTGGTCATGCAGGTAGAGTTCCAGGTTACGGTGTTCGACTTCAATCCCCTCAAATTCCCCTATGGCCGTATCGCCGATCTTGAGGTCCTGGATACGCACACCAGGGCCGTCAGCACGGGAGATAGCCCAGACAAAATAGAGGTGGAGATATTGATCTTCTCCCAAGATTTCAGTATAAGTTTCCACCCCGTAGTTGGGAAAATGCTTGTGGATACCATAGATTTTCGGGATAGGGCCGTATTTGTTGGCCTGGTTACTGCCGCCGTTCAGACTATAAGTGGGGGAGCTGGAAACGGACCCGCCGTAACCAATCATGGCCCCTGTACCCATAAGGGCTGCCTGGCGAGAGGGGTTGGCAGTGACCGGGAACAGAGCGTTCAGGGCCATGTTTCCGACGATGCCCACGGTGAGGCCAACCACACCCGTTAAAGCCCCCGATAAAATTGTCGGGGCTGCCCCTGCCAAATACCACTGTTGGAAAACAGCCATTGCCACTATCGCCGCAATGACAATAAAAATCGTGCCGATGATCCGCCCGATCCCGCCGGCCGGCGCCACTCGAATGTCGATCTTGGCCCCGGCCTCCGGGTAAGTGGTTTCCCAATCCCTTGGGGGGATAGGCTCATCGTTGACCCAGACGTAACCATACCGGCGCAGGTCGGGGTCGGGCTGCACTTCCCGCAGCACTTGGGCCAGGGATATGCCGGGGGCTAGGCTCCGCGTCTCACTCGCCTCCTTGAACGGATGAGGGCAGGCTGTGACCCGCAAGGGTTGGGGGTCAATTATCGCTGGCAAGTTCGGCATGGCGATAAATCCCGATGAGCCGGTGCCTCCAGGCCCCGGAGTTATAGGGTTCGACACAGGTGTCAATATCCATATCCACGTGCAGCATGAGGCCCGCCTTAACCACCAGGCCCACATGGCAAGGCCATGAGCCATGTCGGAGCAGAATCACGTTACCAGGGCGCTCCTGGTGCGCCGGAACCTCTATCCATAATTTCATTTGGGCCTCAAGAAGTTCCCCGGCCTCCTGAGAATTCAGAGCTGAGATATAGGAGTAATCTGGCAACTCCACGGCGAAACATTCCCGGTAGGCTCGGACTACCAGGCCCCAGCAATCCCAGCCCTGGAAATCTCGGCCATGGTCGTGAAAAGGGACGCCGATGGCCAGGACCGCAAATTCTTCCAGGCTCATTTTCTTGATATTTTTCTGCTGGTTTTGGGCTAACATAGTAAAAACCCTTTTAAGGAGATGGTCATGAAAATTTCATGGTTCATTGTGCTCTGTGCCCTGCTGGTGTTGGATGGTTGTGCTGCTATCCCTGTCATTCCAACTGAAAGCGGCAAACCAGAAATTATCATTCATAAAACGACCAAAGAAAAAGTGGCGAATGAAATAATCAATGACACTTCTAGCAAAGGATTCATGTTGGTGAGCTCCGCTCCAAACTTAATAATCCTTGACAAACCTGCTGAAGGGGTAATGGCATATTTTTATGGCTCCCATCAGAACCCTATCCCCAACCACAGGTTGCAAATTCAATTGACCGATGTGCAAGGGGGGGTGAGGATTTTAATCAATCTTTTCATCGTGACCAACCCCGGCACCGGCTTAGAAAAATTAGAGAACCGCAATCACAGCAAAGATGCTTATGAAATTTATCAAGCCTTGCAAAACCTTAAAATGCGGCTTGAAAGTTAGCCTCCCCTACTGAAAAAGCCCTGGCGCCGTAGTCGGGGTGAAATAGTAATCTACGGCTTTCTTAGGCTTGCACCGCGCCGGGGTCAGGTCCCCCCGGATCGATATCTCGTCCCCCTCCACATTCCGCAACTCTAAGTTGGTTAAGCTCCGCTCAACCGTGTCCGGGTCGCTGCCCTTGACAATCTCCATGGTGACTATGCACGGCGTCGGCGTGCTCTGTAGGGCGATCACCGTCTCTCGGTTGACATTGCTAAAGGTCAACTGCGCCTGGGGTGACCTGGTGGGGTCCTGGTCAATGATCGTAGCCTCCACAAAGCTGGCCAGGAAAGTCTCTCCCCGGCTCACAACATTAACCGGCCCGGCATTCAGACGGAGCGGAGCTATCAGATCCGGGTGTTCAATAGTCACCAGGATGTGGAAAAGTTCCCCAGTTTCCTGGGCATTGATAGCTCGGCGGAAGGCGTCAGTTTCGGTCATGGCAAAATAATCATCTCCAAAGTTACATCGTGAACCCCGCCGCCTTTATGTTCATATGTGGGGATCGCCGTGATCCGGGCGGACACGTTCTGGGTAGCCCGAGGGGCCGGTGGCCAGGAAAAATCGAAGGACAATGCCCCGCCCGCTATGTCAGTATCCAGCCATGCATCAAAAATATCGGTCTGCACTGCGTCGAAGCGAAATGGCAGCGAGAGTTTGCGCACCCCGAGCCGGCGGCGGGCATTGGCTGGTCCCTCCTGGTTATCATCCTGTATCAGGACATGGGGGGGTGTTTCTTTATACTCCCCGTTGTTAGGTTCCTGTGGAAGCGTAGCAGGCCAGGCTGGCATACCATCTCCTTAACTTTTTGAAATAGCCTTAATCAGTTGGTTCAAGGGGCCGCGTGAGGCATAACTGACGACCTTCTTCTCAAGGAAAACATCTAGGCTGCCATCATCATTCTGCTGGGCGCTGCCCTGGGCCTCGGTGCCGGTTTTGTTGATGATATTCACTACAGGCGGGCCGGAAGAGGGGAGCAGGGCCTTGACGCCCAGGTCGCCACCTACCCGGGAGAGGGGCAGGATACCCTCCTCCCCCGCCTCGCCCATAAGCCCGGCGCCCCCAGCTAGGGGGAACAGGGTTGGCCGGGTGACAATGCCGCCCCCGGCAAAGGCCATGCGAACACCGCGGGAAAAGGCGCCGCCGTGCGCCCAGTTCATAAAACCGTATCCCCCGGGTTGATAATCGTAACCGGAAGTGCCTGGACCCCCCCCCCATGAGATGCCCATAGCTGAGGCCGCACTTTGTAGCAGCCCCTTGACGGCGTTGGTGAGGACCTGCCCCAGGGCGTCAAACCCGGGCTTCAGGGCCGCCATCATGATGTTATTGAACATCTGGATAAGCGCATTGCCAATATCGAAAGACCCCTGGCGGATACCATTGATGATGTTGACCACGCCGGAGCTAAACTCGCTGCTGATCCCCCGCATGGACTCGCCGTATTTAGCGTCAAATTGCTTGGCCGCGAGATTGGCGTCGAGGGCGGTAAAATATTCTGGACCGGCCTCAGCCTTAATGGCCTTATCCTTTTCCCGTTGCCAGTCGATGACGAGCCTCTGCAACTTGGCCTCCTGTTCGGTGATAGCCCCCAGGAGTTGGGCGGTTTCCAGGTTCAGGTCTTCGGTCTTTTCCTGGTATTGACGGCGGACCTCCGCCTGGCGCTCAAGTTCTTTGGTGATCTTGACCTCACCGTCAAGCCGGGCCTGGGCCGCTTCGGTGTCCAGTTTCGCCAGGGCCTTATGATTCTCGGCCGCTAATTTCTGCTCCGCAATGGCCTTGGCCTCGGGGCTTAATTTCTGATCGGCTTCCAGTTGGGTTAAGGATTCCTGGTAGGCCTTGACCTGGGCCGACTTTTTCCGTTCGATCATGGCCAGGGCAGCGGTGGTTTCGGCCTGTTGAAGTTCCTGGAGGCGCAGATAATAAGTCCGACCGTCGATCAGCCCCTCAGCCAGGTTTTTTTCCAGTTCGGCTTTCTTCTTATTATTGGTGGACTTGAGCAAGTCCAGGGAGTTTTGGGCGTCATGAAGTTCAGCCTCTCGCTTAGTTTTGAACATGGCCAGCATGGGGGCCAGGAGGTTGTCGGCGGTTTCCTTGGCGCCAGCGCCGCCGCCCTTGCCGGACACGGGCTTGTCGCCAAAATCCTTAATCCATTTCGCTATTGCCGCATCGATCTCTTTCTGTCTTTCGGCCGCGGTAAAGTTCTGGAATTTCTCCTGCTCCGTGGGGACGGTTAGCTTGCGCCCGGAGACCAAATCGCTTTCCCTGGCTCCGCCGGCCACGTCGGCGAACGGGTCGCCGGAAGCGGTTGGGCCGGTAAGCTGCCCGGGCTCCTTGAAGGTTTTGTAGATGGAATATATCGCTATAGCGGCGGCGGCTAATTTTATAGACCCGGCCAGCGCCGCCCACCCGGCCACTGCCGCCATGGCCATGGACCCGGAAGCCGCAGCAGCAGCGCCCGCGGTTTGCAAGGCACCCGCCAGAGTTATGGCATAGCCGGCAAGTTTGAAGGCCACTGCCAATTCGACCAAGGACCTAAGCAGACTCCCATTTTCAACTGTCCACTTCACGACGGAGGACACCACTCCCCATATCTGCTTGACAAATTCTCCGATAATCGTGCCCCATTGTTTCAATTCTTCTCGGTTGGCCTTGAGCCATCCCAGCAAATCGCTCCAAACCTTGATTTTCGCGCCGGTGATAGCGGTAAGCAGCGGCTCCATGAAGTCCCATAAAGCCTCTTTGGCCTCCGTGGACATGTATTTGATCTGGCCCAGTTGGCGGGAATATGCCCCCGCGGTCGATTCTGAGACCCCTTCCACGGTTTTGGCGTATTTCATGATCAAATCGATCATTACCTTGGAGCGTTCCTGGGCAGAGAGCTTCAGGTTGTCATCCAGATTCTTGCCTTCTGCCAGAACCGTATCTTGAAAATCCTTGATAGGAATCTTGGCCTGCTTTAAGGCCCGGGGAGTACCGGTGACAATAGAGTCGATGAGGAGATTGAACATCTCCTGGGGAGATTTGCCGGCCGCTACCGCCAAATCCCGAGCTGCCAAGGCAATAGCCTGCAACTTACTAGGATCCAGGCCATGACTGGCGAATTGACTTACCGCCTCATAGGCGTCGCTGGAGGAAATC